GTTCAGGAGATCGTCGAGGTCATCGACGTTCGAGTCATTGGTCGTGGTGCGCGAAGCTTCGGCAATCTGCGACTGCGTCGCCGTGTCGGAATTGGTCGGCCCCATATTGGCTTCCTGGAAGCCAACCACCCGCAGCGTGTCCTCGAAATAGGGCGAGACGTCGTACAGCGCCGGATTGATCTCTGGCCCAGTGAAGGCTTGCAGGAGATCCCCGACTTTCTGGCCGGGTTGCAGGCCGTTCAACTCAAGAATGGCGTTCGATGGATGCGATTCGAGCTTCTCGACATCCTCCGCATCGAGCGCGCCGGCGCTGACCACCGTCTTCGGGCGAGCGGCTCGACGATGCTCGCGCATGCCCTGGCGAGCGGTGTTGTAATCAAGCTGCATGTCCTTCATCAGCCGCACGTCCGAGGGCGGGAAAATATCGTCCTCGTGGTCGGTTTCGTTGAAGGTCAGGGTGAACCAGGGCCAGAAGCGTTCGAGCGGCGTGTCGGGCGCGCCAGGCTCGCGCATAAAATCCGGGTAGCCGTCGCAAACGACATACACGAGCCCGTCTTTGCGGTTGTAAATCTCCCAGATGCAGCAGCACTGCTTGTCGTCGCCAAGCCCCTTCTCGCGATCGTTCGGCCCGAGCTGCATCAAACCATTGGCCCGCACGCCGGCGTTCATGCCACCGTCCGGCCGACTGTAGGAGATGTAATTTTTGCCGACGTCGCGACCGTAAATTTCTTTCACTTCGTTGGGGCTGAGAATGTATTCCTCCGCCACCCAGTCGGAGCCGAGGAAACCGCGCAGATGAATGCACTTGGTGTCGGGGATGATCGAGAACGAGCTGGGGTAATCGTACGTCAGTCCCTCGTGAGCGATGAACTCAACCTCGCTCTGCAGATCCTGCACCATCAAGCGCAATTGTTCGGCTTCAGCGCTATCCGGATCACTCTCGTCGTCGGCGATATCCGCTGCGAGACGTTCGAGAGTCCCGAGGCGCTCATTGATGTCGGATAGCTTGGCGATCACGTCAGGGCGCTTCTGCATCACCCGCTCGAACCCGAGCTTGACGTAAGCGACGCCGACCGTCAGCGCCCGCCGCACCGTCATCTTCATCAATTGCTTGAACGGGTGGAGCTGCTGACTGACCTGGTAAGCGTAGAGCAGCTCCAGCGTCTTGGCGATCTTGTCGAGTAACTCCGTTTGCTGTTTGACCTGGCTGGCGTCCTGGATGATCGCCATGCCCTGCTGCAGCATCTGCGGCAGCATCGGGTTGGCCCCTGGAGGAGCAACCCCCAACCCCGGGGGCGCGCCAGGGGGTCCGCCGGGCGCTGGAGGCCCTGGCGGGGCTCCAGGCAGGCCAGGAGGCCCCATCGGCGCATTCATACCGGGCGGAGCCCCAGGAGGCGCTGGCGGCGCTCCCATGGTCGCGCCGGCCAGCCCGCCGCTCTGCATCGCCATCTCGCCGGCTTGCTGGATCGCCTGCAGGCTCTGCTCGGTGCCGTCCCACACCGTGTTGAGGATCATCTCGCGCCGCTTGGCGACCGCCTTCGGATTGCGCGCGTACAGGAACGACACCCGCTGCGTCACCTCGCGCAGGGTGATGTTGGCGACGTACCTTTTCTCTTTGGGATTCTTTGACCATTGCTTGCCGAGGCAGAAGTCTTGGTCCTCCTTCATCCGATCGAAGGCCGGCTTCCAGTGCTTCTTGGCGTGTTTGACTTCGGTGCCCCAGGCTTTGACCAAAGCCTTACGCGCCGGCGGCGGGTCCGGCCGCTCACGATCGATCATCTTGGCGTCGGCTTCGCCTCGCTGCAGAATCTGCGCGCCGCTAACGCCCTGCGGCGTGCCGAATAAACCCTGCACCGCCGCTTGGGTCGGATCTGTAGGACCAGGCATCACCGCCCATCCTTCGCTTGCGCAACCAGTTCCTGCAAAAGATCGTCGAGCGTGTCACCATGCCCGGTCGCATAACTATGCTCGATCATCCATGCGGCGACCGCTTCGCGCACAATAATCTCAAGCTCTTCAGGCGAGGGACCAAACAGCCCTTTGAGGCCGTTCACCACCGCGACAACTTTCGGGTCGGCCGCCATCATTTCACCAGCCATCCATTGCGGCGCGCGCCTCACGTTCGGCGCGCTTGGTGTTCTCCTTCACCCAGGCCAGGGTGAACTCTTTCGCAGCCCCCTCCCGCGCCTTCGGCTTGCCACGCGCCGGAATCTGCTTCATCAGCCCGAGCCCGATCAGCGACAGCGTGTCGACGAAGTCATCAAAACCAGAGTGGGGGAATTTTAGCAATTGATCGCGCGCGTCGCTGAACCACCGCGTAAAGCGGGGAAACCAGACCCGGCCCATACTCATGCGGGCGGCGATCGATTGCGCCCGCGCCTGCTTGTCAGCGACCGGGGCGATCTCGTCGATCGAGCAAAACACCCGCTTTTCGAGCATGCGCTTACGCAAGAACGGTCCGATCGATTTGGTGATCGCGCCCTTTTCACCCCACCACAGCATCGGCCGATATTTCGCCATCAGATTGATCACCGCCTCGATGCTGGCGTCGCTGGGCAGGCGCGCCCACACCAGGTCCGGCATGATCCAAAGGTTGTCGTTCTCGTCGACCCCGACCACCATGTGACAGCTCTTGTCATTCTCCTGCGTGGTCGCCACCGCCAGGTCGCTGGCTCCGTAGTAGCGCAGCGAATCCGGGTGCGGCAGGTCGGACATTTTGTTGTACATGCGGATGTGGTCGAGCTTGAAGAACGAGCCTTCCGCCGGCGTCGGCCGGCCCTGGTAGAGGGCGGTGAAGCCCCGCGGGTCCGCTCGCCTTTGATCCAACAAAAAGTCGGTTCCAAATCGACTTTCCCACAAGGGCGTGTCGATCGGCCGGCCGAGCGGGTCGTCCTCTTCGGCCAGCGCCGGCAGGTTGATGATTGACCAGCTCGCCGCCTCTTCCTCGTTGTAATAGGGATTGGTCGGGTCGGTATGGCGACCGATGATGTCGTCTTCGTTCCAGCGCGTGGCGATGATCACCAGCGCCGCATCCTGGGTCATCATGCGATAGCGCAGGACGTTGTTGTACCAGTTCCACAACGCTTCGCGCACGATCGGCGAATCCGCCTCTTTGCGGTTCTTGACCGGGTCGTCGAGGATGTTGATGTCGCCGCCGCGGCCGGTCAGCGTGCCGCCGACGCCGACAAAGAACAGGTCGCCGCCATCGACGATGCGCAGCCGATCGTTGGCCGCGCCGCCGTAGCGCAGCTCCAGCTTCGGAAAGACATGCTTGTAGAGCGGCGACTGCATCGTCGTCTTGACCACGCCGCCGATGTCCTGGGCGAATTTATCGTTGTAGGTCGCGAACACGATCGACTTGCGCGGATTGCGGCCGACCGCCCAGGTCGGAAACAGCATCGAGGCGAGCTTGGTCTTGCCGTGCCGCGGCGGACACGAGATCATCAATCGTTTGATCCGCCCAGCCTCGACCTCCTCCAGCGCCGCCGCGATCACCCGATGGTGGCGCGCCACTTCATAGGCCGAGCAATTAGGGTCGACCCGGCGGTCCGGGTCAGGGCTCATGTAGCGCGCGAACGGGATCAGGCTGGCGCGCGATTTGAGGATCTCCTTCTTCCGTTCGAGAAGCAGGAGCCGGCGATCGGCGGCGTTCAATCGTAGCCGTCGCCGTCCTCGTTGAGGCTCGATCCCGAGGGGATCTTGTCCGACGAGCCGCCGCCGCCTTTGCCGGGCCGATATTTCGCCACCATCGCATCGCCATGTTCGCTGACGCCGCCGCGCGAAAACAAGCTGTTGCTGAAGTCGCCGTCATCACCGCGTCCCATGCCGACATGACCGCCCTCGCTCGGCGAGCCAACGCCATGGCCATGCGGGTCGCAATGGTCGTCGCCGGCGGTCGACGCGCCAGGGGTTCTAGGATCGATCTTTTTCATCGCTTTGCTTTTCCTTCTCCTGCAGCCGCGCAGCGTGCTTCTCGGCTTCTTCCTGCTCGATCTTGTCAGCTTCCTCTTCGGTCGCCGGCTGGCCAGTGACGTAATCCTTGTCGCCAGGCTGCGGCAGCGGACGCTTGTACTTCGGCGGTTCGTCGTCGATCATGTTGAGACCCTTTCAGGGTTTGGAGAGTTGGGCTGTTGTAGCCCAACTCCCAACGCGCAAAACAAAAATCAGCGCGGCTGCGGCTGCGGCCGGGCCGGCGGCGTCCCGCCGACTCCGCCGGCAGGCGGGGTCGGAATGGTGATCACGGCGTAGCGATAACCGAGACCCGAGATCGCCACCAACGCAATCGCCTTGCCCGCGGGAATCTCCGGCGGCAGCGGCGGCCACACGGTGCCCGGCGGCGGATCGACCGGAGGCGGCTCGACGCCCTCGACCGGCGGCAGGCTGTTGTCCGGCTTGCCAGGAATGGACGGCCAAATCGGCAAGCCATGATCCGGGCGCTCCGGGCGTCCGCCTACGCCCCAGCCAGGATCGATCGGCAGACCGCCGCCCGGAGGCCGCGGCCAAACATGCGGCGGGCGCTGCGGCGGAATAGGCGGCCAAACCTCCCCTCCATCAACGCCCCAATCAGGATCAATCGGACGACCAGGATACGACGGCAGGTGACCAGGGCGACCGGGGTAAGAGCCGGGCGGACGATTGCCAACATGCGGCGGCCGACCAACACCCCATTCCGGGTCAACCGGACCCTCGCCTTGCGATCCTTCGCCTTCATCGATTCCATAATCAGGATCGACCGGGCGACCCCATCGATCAAATCTGCGCTTGACGCGCAACCACCCAGAAACAAACGGCATGGCCTTCTCCTTTTCCTCCAAAAGGAATGCTGCGACGCCGGGAGGGACGACGTCGTAGTTCGCTAAAATGTGCGCCGGCGGCGGCCACTGCACTGCCGCCGGCCAGATAAACGTCGCCATTAAGCTACCGCGACAGCATTACTGGCTTGTGTCGTTGAGCCGCCGGCGTTGTGCGCCGTCTCCCGACACGAGACATTGGTTCCGCTGTCGGCGGCGACGAGGGTGTAAACCAAAGCCGTCGCGCCGGCGATCGGGAGCGCGCCCCGATACCAGGCATAGGTGCGGGAGGTCGGGCTGTTCGTCCACACGCCCGGCGCGCAAGTCAGGTTCGAGCCGACCGTGCCCGAACCGGTCACCGCCGGCGGCGTGGTGTTGACCGGGGCCGGCGGCACATAGCCCCAGTAGTGATGCAGCCGAGGACGCTGCGCCCGCACCAGAGCGCGAGTGCGCTCATTGACGAATTTGAGTTCAGCAGCAGTCGGCGGCCTAGCCATCAGATTAACCTCCATGCAGAGCCAGAAGATGGACGGTCGGCATACCGAGCAGAAGCGCGACGACCATGTAAAGCGCGATCAGCGCCACCACCAAGAGATAGAGCCGCTGCACGTTCCAGTCGATCGGCCACTGAAACCATTTGGCGATCATCACGATCATCGCGCCGATCAGCACCAGGACCGCAATCACGATGGCGACGTTGATGACGCCAAGAAGCAAACCGGCAAGACTCATTCGGAAGGCTCCTTTCGACTCTTGTTGAACCAGTAACCTGCGATCAGCGCGCTAATCGTTGGGATCGTCACCAAAAGCTTGTCGACGACCTGCTGGTTGTGGATGATCTCCGTGCCCATCAGCACCATCGCGGTCGCCGAGATGACGCCCCAAGCGAGAGTGATGATGAGATCGGCGCGCATCAGCCTTTCGCTTTCCAGCGCGCATAAGCGTTCGCCATTTTCTGGTCGTAAGCGTTTTGCGCGTAGCCGGGACCGTTGTAGCCACGCGCGAAGGTCGCCCATTGCTTGTTGCGCAGCGCCGTGTCGAGTTTGTTGGCTTGAATGAATTTGACGAAAGCGTTGAGATGCGCCGGCGCGCCGCCAGTCCACATGGCGTCAACGAACTCTTGCGAGGTATCGAAACCGCATTGCTTGTGGTTCTGGCCGAGGATTTGAAACGTGCCCCACGAGCAGGCTTTGTTGGCCGCGTCGGGGTTGAGCTTGCGCGCGTCCTCGTAGCGAGCGTGCTCCTGCGCGCTGGTCTTACCGTAGAGCGCGCGGTTCCACGTCGGCGATGACAGACTGTACCCTCTCCGATCCATAGCCCCCGCGTGCTTGCCGCCCGTCTCCTTGTGGAAGACGTGCGCCTCGTAGAGGATCACGGGGCGGCCATCGGGCAAGAACCCAGCGCCGGCCGCCTCGACTTCGGCGACGGCGCGGATCGCCGCGACCTCGACGTTGAGCGCTTTCGCCGCGCGAGCGAAGTCCGCATCGGTCAAAGTCCGCTGCAGCGTCTCGCTCATCGCGCGTGACTCACTTCGGCGCGCAAAGCCTCGACTTGAGCGCTCAATGTCTTCACCGAATTGATCAGAGCATAGATCAGCTCGGAGGCATTAACATTGCGAAGATCAGTCACCCGCACGCCATCGATATAGCCCTCGCTCTCGCTGACCATGCTGGGAAAGATTTGCTCAAGCTCTTGAGCGACGAGACCGACGAACGGCTTCTGTTCAAGCGCGACGTGATAGTGCATCGAAGCGGGATAGGGCGCTTCGACGACCTCAATCAGCGGCGTCGGATCATCAGGCAAACGAGCAGGCGGCGTGCTCACATCGGCGGTTGAAGTGTCGTTGCCCTTGTAAGTGTAGACAACAGGACGAAGTCGCAGCACCTCGTCGAGCCCCGCGGTATATTCGCTTTGCACCGTCTTGATGCGCGCGTCCGACAACGCGCCCCATTGGCCGCCGCCCGCCTGATAGCCAATACCGGGGCTGACGATGAAATTATGCCCGGAAGTCGGGGTGACGGTGATATCTTGAACCAAGCCGATGTTGGAGGGCGTGTTAGCGTTGGTCAGGTAAACAGTGCCATTGCCCGAATTGTAGTAAAATTGCCCCCTCACATTGCTTCCGGCGTCGAGAAGCTGGATAATCGGACTGGCGGTCTGGATGTTGACCGTTCCGTGAGCGGTCAGCGTGCTAGCGATGTCGACAGCGTTATTAACGGCAAGAGAGCCCGAGACAGTCAGACCGTTGCCCGCGACTACGGACGCAGCATTGAGGGTCATCAGATTAGACGGCCCCATCCTAATGTTCGCGCCGCTGTAATTATCAACCCAAGTCGATTCGCCAGTCGCGATGTTGAAATAAATTATGCTTCGATTGGTGGCTCCATCGAAGAGATAGAGGGCCGGATTGGCTGCACTTCCCTTATTGATCTGCAGGGTGCCGTTGTTGACCAGCACGTTGCTGCCAGAAAGCTGACCGGCAGCAGCGACATATCCATCTACGTTAATATTTCCAGTAAAGCCTGCATTTGTTCCAGCCAGCGGTCCGGTCAGCGTGCCGCCGCTGATCGGCAGAAACGAGCCGCTATCGACGTAACGCTTCGTCGCCGCCTGCAAGTCTTGCGTGGGCGCGCCCGACAGGGTCAGCGGGCCGGTGAGCGTTCCGCCGGCGAGCGGAAGCTTGGTGTTGGCGACCGCCGTCGCCGCCGCGTCGCCTGCATCGACATAGCTCTTGTTCGCAGCCTGGGCTGGGGTCGTCGGGGCCGCCGCCGGAAGCGTGAGCGGCCCGGTCAGCGTTCCGCCGGCCAGCGGCAGATAAGCCGCCAAATCTTGCGCGGTGCCGATCTTCGACCAATTGGCGGCGACGAAGGCGCTCGGCGCGCTGGGCGCGATGGCGCGATAAAGATTGCCGGAATAGACAACAAAATCACCGATGGCGTAGTTCGCAGTCGGCATAAACAAGCGCACAGCGAGGAGCTTCTGCGCCGTCTGGGTGCTGTCGATAAAGCCGAGCGCGTTGTCAGAGAAGTTGAGCCACAGTTCGCCAGGCTGACGCTGGCCGGTTTGCGGCAACGCGCCAGGGACCGACGAGCGCAGGGTCTGAACGCGATTGGACATGGCTATGTAGCCTTTCCGCTAGAATGTTCCAGCGTCGATGGTGAAGTTGTCGATCGCGCTCGCGCTTGGGTCGGTGCCGTCCATGCGCGTGGTGAAGCCCGCGCTGGGGGTGAAAACGAGGTTAGCTCCGTCAATGAAAGTGCCGCCATTGATGGTGGTGACGGCGTTGCCGAGCGTCATCAGCGTGGGGATGCTCGCCACCATCCACGGAAACGACCCAGATGGACCGCTCACCATCACCTGGTAGGCCGCGCTCGCCTGCGGCGTCGCTGGCGTGAGCTGCATCGGGTACGGCGAACCGAACGCCGACACATAAGTCTGGCCCGGCCCGGTCGGGATCGGCAGGACCGACGACGAGGCGACCGATTCCCAGTCGAAACCAGGCCCAGGCCCCGACAGCAGCGACTGCCCTTGCGCGGTCGCCGCCGGCACGCTGGCGTCGACGGTGACGCCAGGCGGGCCGCCGATGTAAGTGTTGAATTGCGTCTTGAGCGGCGGCCCCGGCGACGCGATCTCGACCACCTCGCCCGCGTTCGGGCTCGGCGGAATGAACAGCGCGCTGTCGAAAGCCTTGGTCATGGATTGTTGAGCGGCGTCTTGAACCAGGAGATGAAAACGTAAGCGTCAGCGGCCGGCGCTTGATTGAAGATGATGCTGTCGCCGCTCACGGCGTACTGAAGGCCCGGCTCCTGCAGCACGCCGTCGATCGACACCAGAAGCTCTTCAGGTCCAGCCAGATTGGGCGACGTTCCGTTCGCCTTCACGGTCAAGGGAAAGCCGATCCGAACCCCGTCTTGAAAACCAGGCGGGGTGTTGATGTTGGTGATCGGGAAGATCGCCACTGCCCCAGGCGCGAGCTGCGAGGCGGTCTGCAAGACATCGATCGCGACGATCGCGCCGGCAGGCAAGACTTGCGCCAGGGTGATCGAGGAGTTGACGACGCTGACGAAGAAATCGCCGGTCAGCATGCCGGGGTTATTGTCCGGCGTCAGCCGCGCGCCATTGACGTAGCACTCGATCCCTTCCGGGTCTTGCTGGTTGAGGGTGAACGAATTGTTATAGAGATCCGCCGTGGTCAGCGGAAAATGTTGCTGGTTGGCGCTGGCGACGTAATAGAGGCTGGCGGTGAAGGCTTTTTGCGGGATGGTGAACGGTTGCCAGGCCGCGCCATTCCAAACCTGCATGGTGTTGGTGTTGGTGTCGAAGTACAGGCAACCGGCGGTCAGCGGATCGCCGACCAGCGTCTGGGTCGGCGGCACGTCGGACGCGCCGCAATAGAGCATCGACAGCATGCCGAATGCTGACGCGGAGCGCAGCGCCCACCATCGGCTCGACCAATGCTGGCCGCTGATGGCGTTGATCGCCAGGATGTTGGGCGGGATGGTGTCGGGCAGGTGCTCGGCCCACTCGATCGAGACTTGGGCGTAATCGGCGCTGGTCGCGGTCGCGCCGGCGGCGTCGCCGGCGTAGAAACCGCCGGCGTTGACGTAGAGGGTCGGGGTGGGAAGGGTCGGCTCGCGCGGCCTCGGCGCTTGCACGGGCGCGACTGCAGCGTTGGCGACCGCCGCCGCTAGACGAGCTTCAGCACGATCAGCCGCTTCGCGGGCTCGATCGGCATGGGTCTGGATGCGGGCCAGCTCAAGCCGGGCCTGGTCGATGACGCCCTTGGCGTTGACGGCTTGACGGCGCAAATCCTCGAGTTCGGCCGCGGCCTGGCGCTTGATGTCGTCGGCGAGCGCCTGAACATCGATCGTCGGCGCGGTCTGCACCAACCGCTCGACCGCGAGCTGCACCGCGGTGATGGCGTCGGCGTGGTTGGCGAGCTGAGCGTCGAGACGATCGCCGGGCGGCGGCGCGGTTGGTTGCCGGCGAGCGTGAGCCGTGAAATCGTAAACCTTCTGCGGGCGCGCGATCGACGACATTTTGGCGTCTGGGGTTGGGCCGCGGGGATTGTTAGCGACAAACACCAGGAGGCGCAAATGGCGGTATGGCGTTTCTTTCGCAGCCTGTGGCGTCTCAGGCAGCGCAAGCTCGACTGCGAACTCTTGTGGCCGTCATTGGTCGCCGGGGCGCAAGGCGACATCCGCTGGGCGCAAAACGGCATGCTCACGCACGCGATGAGCGACGCCGCCTGGCGCGACGAACTAACCGAGCTGGAGATTTACCGGGTGATCGCCAGGCTCACAGAGCACGAATCCGCCGGTAATAGGTCGCCTTGGAAAGGCCCAGCTCCTTCCACGGGGTCTTGACGCCGGTCGCCGGCCGGCCGCGGCGCTTGGGCTTGGGGTTCAGCGCCACGGTGGGCTTAAGCGGTTGAGATACTCGAGATTTTGGGGCCGATGCTTGCATCACGAGACTTTAACCGGGGGCCTAGACCCCCCACAAGGGGGTCTTAGTTCACGAGCGCCGTTCACGGAACGTCCCAGGGGGTGGGAATTTGAGGCCCCAAATTCCCACCCCCCTTGAGGGGCCGATACTGCACCCCCTCCCATTCGGGTCCGCGGGCGTCGTGGCTGTCGATGCCGCCCTGGCAGCGGACGTAGATCCGGTGGCTCTGGTCGCTGCTGCCGACCGTGACGGTGAGACTGAAGCGGGGCCAGCCGGTATCGTGTCGGCGGGGGCCGATCATCGGCTGCAGCACCCGCAGCACGACCGGTTGAAGCTGCAGCATGGATAGGGGCACGGGCGAAGCTTATTTTCGCCGCCGGCCGCACGAAGCGCCGTCTGCATGGCCATAGTAGGCTGGAGGCTCACGACGCCGCCCCCAGGCCGGCCTGTGCGTCTGCGGCTTCCAGGCGCAGGCGGGGCCGAGGAAGCGCCTGGGGGCGACGTCGTCGAGACTTCGATACGCCATTTTTCAGCGCCGGCGAAATTTTCCTGCGCGAGCCAGGCAGGTGCAGGAGCGGCCCCTTGGGGAGGGCCGGAGGGGCGATTGCGGCCTCCCCGCGCGCTCATGACGCCAGTGGCCATGGCGTCAACGTCCTGGGCAAGCCCCTGAAATGATTGTAGTATCATGCCCTATCCCACATGCGCTCGACGTCTATCCACCCAGCCTACCCACCAGGTCAGACCCGGCCGAGCTTGTTGATCTCCCTGTCAATGTCCTCGATCGAGAGGCGCTCGGGGTCCAGGTCGTCGGCCCTATCCTCTTGATCTCGTTGGTCTTTCGCCCTGCTGCCGATCGCGCCGACCAGCTCCAGGGCAGTACGGACCGCCGCGGCGCGGACGTTCGCGGGCACGCCCGGCGCAGTGACCAGAAGCTCAAGCGCAGCCTCTGCTTTCAATCGCAAACCGGTGTAGCCCTTAACCTCCTGATCAGACTGGGCCAACTGTCGGTCATCCATGCCCTCGCGAACCGCATGCGGTCCCATTCGCTCGCCTGCCGATACGCTGGAAGCCTGGTCAATTCGAGAGGCACCACCGGCGACCGCCCCTCGACCATTGCGGCTCTGAACGCTGCGCTTCGACCTGACGGCTGAAATCTTCCTTGCCTTGACCATGCGCCAAACCCTCCGTGCGGTCCGCACACTGCAACCCCGCTCAACGCCACATTGCCGCAAGGTTGACCATTGCGCTTCGTCGCCGTGCAGATCCGATGGACGCCCGACCCGAAATAGGTTCGCTTCGCCGCCTCAAGCAACGCCGGCGGTGCAGTCTTTCGTCCGCCCCACAACTTCACCCGCTTCTGCATGCGTCGCTTTTTCGACGCCCGCCACGTCTCCCGAGTGAAGAACTCATCCGACATTTTCTGTCTCACTCCCGTCTCTCACACTGTAACGCACACATAGGGGGTCGCTATAGTTATAGTCGTATATTCGGCCCCCTCGCGCGCGCACGCGAGGCGCGCTCGCGCCTCACGTGCGCAGGTAGAAAAGAAATATAATATTATTTTATTATATTATATTGTGTATATTTGTATTATTACCTTGTCTAACTCTATGACCCTAAAGACAATTTCGCTCATCACCCAAAATTAAACTGTCAATGATTCTGCTACACTCCAAAGGTTATTTTACAGCGGGAGGGCGAGCATCTAGGGGGTTGAATGCCGCCCTCCCTAGATGACCAGCCTTAGTTGTGCGGCCGAAAGCTGGTCATCATCTCGTTGAGACTTTAAATCGCCGATCGTGCAGACCGCGGCTTGCGCATGCCTAACAGCGACAGAAAACCAAATCCCAATGCCAACATGGCCCATGTCCCAGGCTCCGGCGTCGACAAGGCGGTGATCGTGCCGTCGACCGCGATATGGATCGGCGAGCCTCCGCTGACGCCGCTGATCTCGGCGAAATAAGCGCCGGCGCTGAGCACGTCGGGCGCGACCGTCGCCTCCTGCCCCCCGAGCACATTGACGATCGGCGAGCTTTCCAGGAACGCGCCCGCCGGAATGAACAAGGGTCCAAGACCCGTCGAGGTATGGGTGTCCAGCTCCAGGACGCCGCCGGTGATGCGTCCAGGGCCGATCGCGCTGTCGCTCATCGACACCGTCACGATCTCGGTCGTCGGCAGGGTGAACTCGAAGAATTCCTGAAACCCAATGCCGCTGCCGGGCGTGTCTTCAGCCGGCAGCGCCAGCGATTCATTGAACACCGCGCCAATGTTCTCGACGCTGATCTGCGCCGCCTTGGCCGGCCCAGCGCCGATCGCGGCGAGAAGCGCAGCCGTCAGGTAAAATCTATGCATGGTCGTTGTCCCTCAAGTCGTGTCGGGTGTCGGGGCCGTCCCCGCCCAACCCTATCTTGCACATAACAGGCCAGGATGTCAGTTGTGCGCAAATGGACGCGACCCCGATGCTGTCCTGCCCCCTGCCGCTCTCGCCGCGCGAGCGCGAGTGTCTGTGCTGGGCGGCGCGCGGCAAGACTTACACCGAAATCGGACTGATTCTCGGGCTCTCGTTCGGCTCGATCAAAACCTATCTCGATCACTGCCGCTACAAGCTCAATGCCGTGACCCTGGCGCAGGCGACCGCGGCTGCGGTGGCGTTGGGGGTTCTGACCCGTGAGGATCTGGCCGGTCGATAGCGCCCGCCTCGATCAGCCAGGCGCGGATCTCGGCGCGCTCGGTCGGGTCAGGAATATTAGCGACCCATTGGCAAGGATAGCAGCGCTCGCGCACCTGGCCGAGCGCGTCAAAGACGGCTGCGCCGCAATCCTTGCAGACGAAGGTCGGCTCAGACATGGTCGTCCTCCTCTGGCTGGTCCCAATCGTCGAGCCATTCCTTGAAGCGGATCGCTGGATCGCGGCTGGGCGGCAGCAGCAGGCAGGCGATCGCGATCAGCCCGAGCGCGATGCCAAACCAGTCAGACATCATCACGCTCGATCATCGCCATCAGCTGCGCTCGCTCATGCTGCCGCTGCGCCCACAGGACCGGGCCGCGCGAGGCGCAGATCGCCGCGATAGCCGTCTGGCGCAATAGGCTCGGCATGCGCAGCATGGCGTCTTCGACGCGCTCGACCTCATCCATGAACGCCGGCCAGGATATGCGCGCTTCTGTGACGACCTGGTCGCAGGCATCACAGCAGCGCCCGTCCCTGGCCAATGGCGATGGACTATTGCCGAGGCGCTCGTAGGGCAATCCACATAGGCAGCAGGCGGTCGGCTCGCTCATGCGCGCCCCTCCATCTCGGGCTGGCCCTCGAAGCGCTTGATCTGCTCCTTGAACATTGTGACGATGTCCTCTCGGGCAGCGCCATTCGAAATGTAATTGCAGCGCCCCGCCTTCTCGCCGAACGGAAACACCAGAAGCACGAAGCCGGTTTCGCGCGCGTCGCCTTTGAGGTCGCCATTAAAAATCTCGTTGATGCCGTTCGCGAGCGCGACCATCTTGTCGTAATATTCCGGCTCGATTGGCGCGTCGCCGTACTGATGCCGGCGCTTGCTCTCACCCATGCTGCTGCTCCCGCTTGTTGAAGGCGACGATCATGTTGACTGCCCGCACCATGTCCGGGTTGCCGGCGATCTCCACCATTTCGGCGTCAGTCGGCGCGCGCACCGTCAGATCCTGGGCGTAGACCATCACATGCGCGCAGTGCAGGCAGATCGCCAGGTCGCCAGGGTTGGGGGTCGAAGCGTCGGGCATGTCGGGCGTCGGCGCGCCGGCGCTGATCTTGCGACCACAATCGAGGCAAGCGTTGACCGGCGTCCGCGTGATGGTTGCGTTTCCCGTCACCACGCCGCGGCGGACGACGCTGTGCTGCGTCTTCTCGTCCTGGAACAGATTGTACATGCGGCCCTGGAAACGGTCGTTGTAGCCTTTGTCTTCGGGCAGGGCGGTGATCACGCCCTTAGCGTCGCGTTCGATGGCGTAGACCCTGGCCCCGCCCTTGCCCTGCCGATTGAAGGCATGGATCATCACCGCCTCGCGCCGGTCTGGGCGTTGTTCGGGTGTCAGGCGGGTTGGCCGCTTGAGATTTTCAGTCGCAACCCAAACCTCACCGAGAAAGGCATAATTGCGCGCATGCGGGCTCTTGAGCTTGTTGCGGATCATCTCGACCACCGCCAGCTTCTCGGCTTCGCTGTCCCATGGCGTGATAATCATCTCGCCTGGCGCATTGTCGAATTGAATCCACCAAGTCGGCGTGAGCTGCGGCTCGCCGCCGTCAATCAGCATGAACTCGGCGTGGTCGAGCGCCATCGCCTGCAGCTCCTCGACCGTTTGCAATTTAGCCATGCGTATCCTCCAGCGCCTGCACTCGCTGTTCGAGTTGGTTTACTTTCGCGTCAAAAACTTCGAAGCCAACGCGGTATGTCTCATCAAGGCCGTTAAGGCTCGCCAGCACCGCCCGCTGCGCCCGGTGTATGATGGGAAAATTGACCGCCAGCAGGATTGTCGCGGTCACTGTCGAGCCGGTCAGGGCGACCATTGCAATCAACCAAATGACGTCGATCATTGCAGATCCTCGTCAGCGGCGAAGAGGGCGTGCAGCACCGTGAGTTGCTCGTCATTCAGCGCCAGGCTTAAGTCTTCGTCAGAAAGTGTTGCGAGCTTGCGGCCGGCGGTGCGGCAGCGCTCGGCAGTGACCCGATTCGGGCGGGCCTGGTAGTTCGCGACCGCCATCGTGACGTCGTACATGAGCATATACCGGCTTAGAACCCGCGCGATCAGCGGCGGAGCGTAGGACGTTCCAGAAGCGTGCGAGATAAACACATCCCTCAATGCGGCCTCCCTAAGTTTTCTCGGTTGTTGGCAACGCCAGGATCGGCGTCGGCTTGAATATTTTCGCCACCCAACGCGCATGACCGGCTTCGGCTTCGTCCCAGGTCGAATAGCGCTCCATCTGGCCGCCGTGGTCGGCGGCGAACACCATCGTTTCGAACAAAATCGCCTCATCGCCGCTAAAGCTATGGTCGAGCCCCAGGAACACCGTCGACACCATCACGTCGCCCTGTTCGGTCAGCCGCACATGCCGATCGGCCGTCTCAAACCAGCGCGCCCAGGTCAGGAGATCCCGACAGATGACCGGTTGATGCCCGACCAGGATGTACTGCCGCATTCACGCACTCTGTTTTTTCTTCTGCTCTTCGGTCAATTGCCACTGGCCCTTCGCCCCAACGCGACGGATCAAGCCCCATTTTCTTAGCCGTTCGATCGTCGAGCCAGTGCCGTTGGGGTTATAGCCGGTCGCGACGAAAGCCTCTTTGATCTCCCTCGTGCGATGAACTTGCCCATCCGCCAGCACCTTGAGGATAGTGGCGTTGGTGCCCGCCTCCAGGTTTGGTGCATAACCGCCGGCGCGCGGTTCGCGCTTCATCTTTGGTTTGACGAGCTGCGGCGCTGTCTTAGCCTTGAGCTTCGCCGGCGTCGGGGCGATCTCCTCGACGCTCAGATCCTCGATCGGCAGCACCTTGGCTAGCAAGCCGAACAGCACTTCGCCTGGCATCACAAAGCTGAGACGATATTTGATCATCGGCGCGCCCCTTTGCGGTACTGCGCCATCTTGACCACATGCCGCATGGAATGCGTCTTAGTCTCCACCTTCGGCGGCGCTGGCGTCGGCTGCACCAGCGGCTTGGCGTCATAAGGCACCAGGCCCAGCTTCCAGCCCATCGAGCGCACGACGGCGTTGATGGTCGCCGCCTGGGGCTTCTTGGTTGGGCCGGTGAACCACGCCGTCAGCGTGCCAGGCGAGACGCCGCTGTGCTCGTGGATGTCTTTGTAGGTCGAGCCATGCTGCTGCACGATCGTTCGGATCTCGTCGATGATCGGATCTTTATCGACAAACGAGTAAGATTTGTAGGTGAATCCAGGCATCAGTCGACCCTCACAACTTCATAGGATTTGTCCGGTTGGATGATGGCGAGCAGGCTTGACTGCGCATAGAACACCACCACCTCGTCGCCGATCTTGGTGATCGCGCACGGTTTGAAGGGTGGGTCGCCAGGAAAGCGCAGCGTCTTGTTTGGCAGCATTGTGATGCCTGGGATCGGCCGCCAGCCGCCGCCATGCCGGTAGCGGTCCTCTAGCTGTTCCTTGACCGAGCGCTTGTCCTCATTGAGCAGGATGTCAGGCAGAAAGCCTAAACCTTCAGCCCGAAAATTCGGCTCAAGCATTACCCAGACGCTGGTGTTCATTCTCCCTCCTCTTTGGTGTGGTATTCAACGACGATCGCCATCAGGGCGAGTTCCTCCGCGCCGTAGACTTTAAATTCACCGCAGACTTCGCATTGGTAGCGGCGAGCGTCGGGCTCGCAGCCGCCTTGCTCGTTGCCGCAAGCGATGCAGAAGCCTGGGTCATCGAGACGGGTCATGCGACGCTCGCAAGCTTCCATGATGCGGTCTTCAGTGATCGTCGGGTGGATTTTCATGCATGCGCCCTCGCGCTTCGATTTCGTCCATGCGCATGTGCATTGAGGTGATGCCGGCTCTGGTGGTGTTTATCGTCGCCTCCAGTGCTGCAAGCTTGCGCCATGCGCGTTCGTTGTTAATGTGCAGGTCGCGTTGATCGCCCAGAGTTCCCTTGAGTTTCTTGGCGGCTACCGTTAGCGCCCGATCGAGCCGGACCGCCACATAGACAACCACGAGCGCGATCACGAGGATGCCTAGCGTCTGCACGATGTCGATGAACTGATCGGGCCTCATGCTGCTGAAATCTCCGATAGCGACGATGGGTCTAACGAGTGGCGCAGGTGTCGTTGACTCACGCCCGAGCCAGAAGCCAACCGCGGCGGCGATAACCGCCGTGACGCCGACCAGGATTGCGAGGTTGCGCGGCGTCTCCCAAAATTCCTGCTTGCGTCGCAGATTGAACTCGACCGCCAGAAGCGCCTGCCTAAGCCGTTTTTCCTCCTCGTCAGTCATCGGCGGCGGAGCGCCCCCACCTCCGTTCGTAAGTCGTAGACGTCGATGATCTCTCGCCACTCGCCAACCGTGAAACCGCTTTCGAGCCAGATGTCAGCCAGCATCAGGGTGAGCGCCAATACGGCCGCTGGCCCAGTCTCGTCGTAGGCTTTTCCCAAGGTCGGAAGCGTTTCTTTTCGTACTTTGTCGCTGGCGGCCTTGAATTGGTGTTCACTATCCGCGCCCATGTCCCACAGTTCCTTCTTTACTTTTCGGTCGTTGCCGACGTTCATCCTCTAATAGAAGCCCCTGGATTTTGTGCGCCGTCTCCGCTGAGACAAATAATGCGAGCTGAATGAACACGGTGCCGTCTTCCGCATCGTGCGGCCTGGTGATCGACCAATCCGCAATGCCATGGTGCGCGGCCTTTACCAAAGTGGTGGGCGCGAGATGCGAGACTTTAACATTGAGCTTTTCGGCGAGCTTTTCCAAGTTCGCATTGTCGGGAAAACTCTTGCCGCGAATCCAGACCGAGATCCGGTCGCGGCCACGCGCGACATGCTTACCTTCGGTGTTGACGTAGCGCCCCCATATTTTCGCCGCCAGATCCGATTGCGTGAGTTCGCGCTCTTCCATGAGCTGTCTCAAACGCTTGGCAAATTCGAGATCACGGGCTCTCTCGGTGGGCATACGCGCCCCCGGCAGAAGCGGTGGTTTGTTAATCGTCTTGAAGGCGGGCATGTGGCGCTACCTCACGGTGTCACGGTTTCAACGGGGTATGGGGGAAACGTTGGAATCGTCGCCTCCCGTGTCTTAAAGACCGCGAATCATTACACGAGGGTTGGCCGTAGCACAACACTGTTGGGTTAGCCCCAATCACTCACCCACAGATCACAACATAAACACGCCGTGCGCAATTAATATTTGAGACAAATTTGTGGAGCTGGGTATTGACATCAAGGACGCTGCATCGGTAGCCTGCGGACCAACGCCAAACCCCACCAAACCCCAGGCGGCAGCGCAATATGCAACCGAATATAATCAGGGTGGATACGTCATTTAAGTCGCCCTATCCCTTCGATTCCCTGAAGCATGGCGATGTCATAGAAGTCGAACATCCGACCAGCGCTAAGGAGGTTTTCCGACGCTGGCGCAAGCTCCGGCAGCGCCAAGCGCAGCTCATCCAATCTCTGACATCGCCCAGGCTTTTATTCTTCATTGACGAGCAGATCGTCTGATGCGCGTCCTGGGCGTCGACCCTGGCGTAAGCGGCGCTTACGCCCTCCTCGCCGACGATGGCGGCGTCACAATGCCGATCGTCGATGACCTCCCCACCGTGGGCAATCAGATCAACGCCAGCGCCTGGCACCGCGCCATCAAGAGCCTGATACCTGACATCGCGGTTGTGGAGCTTGTGCATTCGATGCCCAAGCAAGGGGTTGCGAGCACGTTCCGCTTCGGCATGGCGTGCGGGATCATCCGCGGCGTGCTGCTCGGCGCGGGGGTGCCGATCATCGATGTCACACCCAACACTTGGAAGAAGTATTTCCGTCTCAACAACGAAGCCGAGAAGTCCCGCGCCCTCGCCTGCCAGCGCTTTCCAACCCTTCTCGGCCTGACCAGGAAAAAAGATCACAATCGAGCGGAGGCGCTTTTGATCGCCTTATGGAAACTTGAAACCGACGACCCCGTCTAACCCGAGGAAACGCCATGGAGCTGTGGCCGCACCAGACCACTGACGTCGCCTTCGCCCTGCACGAGAAGAAAGTCGCTTGGTGGAACGACACCGGTCTCGGCAAGACAAATAGCGCAATCGCGCTCGCCGACGCGATCGAGGCGAAGAGCATTCTCGTCATCTGCCCGGTGATCGCGCTCGAACATTGGAAAGCGCAATTCGCCAAGCATAGCCGGGTCGATCGCAGCGTCGCGTTGGTGCGTGACCACGACGCGCCCCTGCATGACGCGAACGTTATCGTCGTGCCGTTCAGCCTGATCTCGAAATATCCCCGCCTGGCGAAGCGCCTGCGTCAATACCGCTACGACCTGGTGGTGATCGACGAGGCGCATGCGCTGATGTCGATGGAGTCGAACCGCACCCAGTCAATCTACGCGATCGGCAGCGAGAGCGGCGGCCTGCAGGACCGCGCGCCTTATGTCGTCTTGCTGTCGGCGACGCTGTCGCCCAACGGTCGCCCGAATGAACTCTACACCCACCTGCGAGCGCTAAGGCCGGAGCTGCTCGGGCCGGCGTGCGGTTACGATACCTTCGTCAGCCGCTACTGCATCACCAAGTTCAACCGCAATCGCGAGACGATCGTCGGCCCCAACAAACTGACCGCGCCTGAACTCAGGCGGATCATGGGGCGCTTCGCCCGCCGGGTGAAAAAGAAGGACGTGCAGAAAGATTTGCCGGCGGTCATCGTCGATGCGCTGCCGGTCAACGTCCTCGACCTGGTCGTGCCCGAGAAGCTGATGGCGGATTGGCGGGTGTCGGAATCGCTGCTCGCGCGCGACATCGGCAATGCGACCGGCGAAGAGGCGCTGGCGATTGCGCGATCGAGCCCGTACTCGGCGACCAATCGCCGCCTGACCGGCATCATCAAGGTGCAGGCGATGGCTGCATTGCTTGAGCCCGAGGTGCTGGCTGGACGCAAGGTCATCGCCTTCAGTGTCCATCACGATGTCATCGACGCCATTGCTGCACGCTTCAAGAACGAGTGCGTCACCCTCGATGGTCGGACGTCGCCGGCGAAGCGCCAGGCAGCGATCAAAGCCTTCCGCGAGGACAGGAAGATCCTTTTCAACGGACAGATTAGCGCCGCCGGCGAAGTGATCGACCTGACGCCCTGCAGCCTCATGTACATCTTCGAGCAAGACTGGGTGCCGAAAACGATCACCCAGGCGATCGGCCGCGCCAACCGGCCAGGCCAGGTCGAGCCGCTGATGGTGTGGGTGCTGACGCTCGCGGGCTCGATCGACGATGCCCTCACCCGCACGCTCGTGCGCAAGCAGGTCGACATTCGATCGCTGGAGCCGGCGATATGAATCCCGATGACGAAGCGCTCGCTGAGTACAACAATCGACCCTTACTGCTGGCGCAATTTTTTGCGTTTCATCGCGCCAACCCGCTCGTCTTTCGCGAGATCATCAGACGAGCGCACGAGATCAAAGCGGCTGGTTGGGACAGCTACGCTATCCGCATCATCATTGAGTCCATTCGGTGGGACTTCGATCGCAAGATCAGAACGGTCAAAGCCACTAGAAGCGATGTGTTCAAGATCAACGACCATTACGTCCCGATGTATGTGCGTTTGCTGATCGGCCGGTACCCAGAGTTCGAGGGCTTTTTCGAACTGCGCGCAGCCAACGGCAAAGGTTTATTTTCCGATGAAGAAAAGCTTCGCCGCGCCATCGTGGGCTTGGAGGATGACGACTTATGAGGACCGCGCTCGTTCTCATCTTCCTGCTCAGCGCTCAGCCGGCGCTCGCCTGCCACCATTATCGATCGTGGTCGTATCCCTGGCCGCAATCGTGCAAGATATCGATCGCGCATACGCCCGTGCATCAGCGCACATGGTTCGTAGAAATCGCGCCGACGCCGGCACCGCCGCCTGCGCCCGCGCCTGAAGTCGAAGACCCGGTGAAAGTCCAGGCGATCGAGACGCTCAAGCAGGAGCTGCTTTGGCGTGCAGCACAGAGTTTAACCATGGAGGAAAAGCGGTATGGCGATTGAGATCGACATCAGGATTATCGGCGACACGACTGCTGCGGTGGTGCAGGAGCTGGGAACGTTCGCCGCTCATTTGTCCGGTGGGTTGGGGGTTGGCGCACGCGCCGTCAACACGCCCGACACCGCCGAGGCGAAAGCGCCGGCGGCGACTGACGGCAATGGCGCTGGCAAGCCGGCGAGCACTCGCAAGCGCACTGCGGCGACTACCGCCGCAGCGCCCGAGGTCGCCAAGATCGATCGGGCGGCGATCATCGACGGGCTGACCAAAATCTACTCGAAGGGCGACGAGGACGTCCGCCTGGCGATCACCAAGTTTCGTGATGGTCAGGGCGCTGACCGGCTGCGGGATCTCAAGGACGACGCCCTGCCGGCCGCGGCCGAGCTGCTGACCGAGCTGAAGCTCGCCGCTGAGCAGCCTGCAGTCTGATGACTGAGCACGCCGAGCTTGGCGCGTCATCGAGCGCGCGCTGGATGGCTTGTCCTGGCTCGGTGCCGCTCGCGCGGCCCTACTTGGGCGGCCCCGCGTCATCCTACGCCGCCGAGGGCACAGTCGCCCACACAATCGCCCAGGCGGCTTTGACTAAGCAGCCATTGCCGCCAATCGGGGCGCTGGTCACGGTCGACGGTCATGATGTTCTTGTCACCGAGGAGATGCTCGACGCCGTCAACGAATATCTCGGCATCGTGCAGCCCCTGTTGACCAAGGCGCAGGACGGCGGGGTCGAGATCCGGGTCCATATCAGCTCAGTGCCGCCGACCGCCGAATGCTACGGCACTGCCGACTTCGTCGCCATCATCGGCCGCAAGCTTTTCATCGTCGACCTGAAATACGGCAAGGGCGTCCACGTTTCGGTCGCCAACAATAGCCAGGCTTTGTTCTACGCGCTCGCGGTCGTCGAGACACTCCACCTCGATGGTCTGATCGACGAGATCGAGATCACTATCTGTCAGCCCCGCATCGATGGGGCCGAGCGCCAATCCTGGACGATCGACATCATCGATCTTTGGATGTGGCGCGACGGCAAGCTTGTCCCGGCGGTGCAGCGCATCCTCGATGGCGACACAAGCCTCCAGGATGGCTCGTGGTGCCGGTTCTGCCCGGCCCTGGCCATCTGCCCGCTCAAGCATGAACTGGCCATGCAGGCGGCCGAGCAGGCATTTGACGCGGTCACTGAGACAGACTTCCCCAACAGCCCCGACCTCAGTTCAATCCAGATCGCCGAGCGCTTGCAGCTCGCGCTGCGCCTCGAAGACTGGATCGACAAGCTCAAAGAGCACGCCGCCCTGATGATCCACCGCGGCGAGGACGTGCCGGGGTTCAAGCTGGTCGAGGGCCGCTCGAACCGCAAATGGGCGGGCGAGGACGTCGACATCCTGCATGAGCTGGTCGAGCGCGGCAAATTTACGCCCCAGGACGCCGAGCGCTTCTACAAACCCCCTGAGCTGCAGTCGCCGGCAGGGATCGAGAAAACGCTCAAGCGCATGGGCCGCACGCAGACCCAGTTCCTGCTCAACGGCTTGATCAACAAACCCGCCGGCAAGCCATCGCTGGTGCCCGCCGACGACCCACGGCCGGCAATGGCGATCCTCACCGCCCGCGAAGCTTTCCGTTTGTCAGCGACCGATGAAGAGGAGGTTTGAAACGATGACAGAGGCTGAGCGCGTCAAAGCCTGGCGCGACCGTAAGCGCGGCGGCCCCCCGCGCCCGTACACGATCACCACCAAGAAACGTCACCCGAGCCTCCTGAAGCGCGCTCGCGCGATTCAAATGGCGTGGGACGACCCCCTCCGGCGCGCTGTGATGAGCCGGATCAAAACCGAGAAAAAGGAGCACCGATAATGGCCGCGATTCAGAGCCCCGTCGTCACCCTGTCTTACCCGCATTTGTGGAAGCCGACGCCCAAGGCGGAGGGCAGCACCGAGCTGGTCTTTTCCGCAGTCGGGCTGCTCAACGATCAGCAGATGAAGTCGCCGGCGTGGAAAGCGCTGTACGCCGCCTGCGAAAAGGAATCCTTGCGCGCGTTCCCCAAGCTCATCTTAGGCAAGGGGGTCAAGTCGCCGTTTCGCTCGACCGAGGAGAAGGAAAACTTTCCGCCGGAGTACAAGATTTTCTTCAATTGCTGGTCGACCTCGAAGCCCGGCATCGTCGACACCGGCCGCAACCACATCACCGATTCCAACGAAGTGTGGGCGGGTCAATGGGTCCGCTTCTCGCTCAATCCGTTCTCCTGGGAGCACTCAGGCAAGAAGGGCGTCTCGCTCGGCTTGAACCATGTGCAGATCATCAAGTCGGAAGGGTTGAAGCGCCTCGACGGTCGCAAACCGGTCGAGGAATCCTTCGACGACGAGTTCGACGACGCAAATGCTGACGACGACGTTTGACTTCTAAAACATGAGGCGCGGCAAAAGCCGCGCCCTTTTTATTTCGGGAGGTGGGTTCATGCGCGATCATCGGCGCGTCATCGACGAGATCCACTCCATCGACCCTGATCTGAAAGTTCCCCTTGTTCTGTTGCGGCTTGGCGCGGCGCTCAACCGCGCGCGTGACGACCTGGGCGACACTTACCCGAGCTTACGCGATTCTCTCGCCTGTCTTCGGCACGAGCACGACCGCAATCAGGTGACGGTCGACAAGGATCTCCGCATCATACGGTTCGCGACGATCAAAACCTGCTGGCACCATCACACCCAGATCCCGCGTTTCGGGTGGTCAGTCTGCCGGCAATTCTCTTGCCTCTGCCCAGACGGCGACGAAACGTTTCTGACCAACCTATTCAAGACCGGAACGATCCGGCGCAGCATGACCCGCGAGCAGCTTGACGCGCTGCGTTCGCTAATGCGCGACACGCTCATTGCGCCGAGGCACTGATGATCTGCCATGCGGATTTCGAAACCGCATCGTGGGGCTCCCTGCCGCGCATCGGCGCGCACAAATACGCTCGCGACCCGTCGACCCACATCCTCTGCTTCGCCTACGCGATCGATGAGGACGATCCCATCCTCTGGTTCCCGACGCTGCAGCCTGCGCCAGCGGACCTGATCGAAGCGGCGCACGACCCAAAACTCGAGTTCCACGCTTGGAACGCCGCCTTCGAATTTAACATCTGGAATGCTGTCGCGGTGCGGCATGGTCTGCCGCCGCTGCCGATCGAGCGCTTCCACTGCACTATGGCGCGCGGCCTGGTGTGGGGCGCGCCGCCCAAGCTCGAACAGGCGGCGATCGTTCTCAAGACAAACATGGAGAAGGACAAAGAGGGCGCGGCGCTGATGCGCAAGATGATGAAACCACGCCCGCACAAAGACGGCTCGATCACCTGGTGGCATGAGGACGACCCGAGCCTCTTGTGGCGCTTAGGCGAATATTGCGCCCAGGACGTGCGCGCCGAGCGCTCGATCGGCCGCCGGCTGCGACCCATGCCGCCGGAGGAACGTCGCCTATGGGTGCTCGACCAGCACATGAACGAGCGCGGGCTAAGGGTCGACACCAACGCCGTGCAGAAAATGCAGACGGTGGTCAATGGCGAGATGGTCCGCATCGGCAGGGGCCTGGCCTATCTGACTGACAGCCAGATCACCAGCCCAACCCAAACCGCGCGCCTGCTCGCCTATCTCAAAGCCGAGGGCGTCGCGATCGACAGCCTCGACAAGCGCGTGCTGCCGTTGGTGCTCAAGGACGATCTCATCGATCGCCACCGCGAGATCATCACGCTCTATCAGCAGGGGGCGAAATCATCGACCGCCAAGCTGCGCTCAATGACCAATTACCTCGATGACGATGGTCGCATCCGGGGCTTAACCCAATATGGCGGCGCGATGCGGACACTGCGCTGGGCCGGCCGCGGACCGCAGATCCAAAATTACCCGCGACCGTCGAAGGAGATCGACGCTCGCGCCGCTATTGCCGACATCATTTGGGGGGTCGACGCCGAGACGCTCGACTTCGTCCATGGCAACCCGATGGACGTTGTCAGCCAATGCCTACGTGGGGCCTACGTGCCCGCCGAGGGGCATGCGTTCGCGGTCTGTGACTATTCCGGCATCGAGGCCCGCGTGGTCGCGTGGCTGGCCGGCCAGGACGATGCGCTCGATGTCTTTCGCCGCGGCCTCGACATCTACAAGAAAGCCGCCCACGACGTCGGTTCGAATAGCCGCGACCTGGGCAAGCTTTTGGTGCTGTCGTGCGGCTTTGGCGCGGGGCCGCGCCGGGTCCGCATCATCGCGCAGAACCCGCCTTACTTCATTGAGCTGACTGAAGAAGAGTCGGTCCGCAACGTTTACGGCTGGCGCGACGCCAATCACCACATTCGCTCGCTTTGGTACGAAGTTGACGAGATCATCCGCATGGTCATCAAAGGTCGTGTCTCCGACCGTTGGCTCTGGACAAGCTCCAAGAAGCTCGCCTTCCGCATGGCGACCGACGAGCGCCTCGCCGGCTCCCTCCTCATGCGGCTCCCGAGCGGCCGAAAGATTGTCTACCGCAACGCCAGCATCGACGAGATCATCAACGACCCAGACGGCGCGGCCTGGGTCGAGCCGGTAATCCGCTACGATGGATTGGACTGGACAAAGAAGTGGACCCGGATTCGTTCTTGGGGCGGCAAATTTGTCGAGAACGGAACGCAAGCGACCGCACGCGATCTGCTCGCCGGCGCAGTTCTGCAGCTCGATAACGATGACGACGACCTGCTGACCACGATCCATGACGAGATCATCGCAGAGCCCCTTCAGGGCCGCGCTGACGCCCGTCTGCGTGAGATGAAGGCGGTGATGGGCGAAGCCCCGCCTTGGGCTTACGGCCTGCCTCTAAAGGCCGAGGGAAGCGTGATGGGGAGGTACGGCAAATGAGGCGCAAGCGGCACGTCGATTATGTCCGCGACTACGCCAAAAACCTCGTTCCCGTGATCCCGCACGATGCGACGCTTTCCCCAAACTCAAAAATCGATCCCGGCAATCGCGGCAAGGTTCCTGGTCAGCGTAAGCCTGACGGGACATGGTACGGCGGCTGGAAGGATCTCGGCGACGCCACCATGGCGCTGGCCAAGAAATGGGACGAGTGGGGCGCTTTTATCGGCAACCGCACCGGCTTCGCCGGCGTGTTCGCGCACGATGTCGACCTGACTGTCCGCGCCGACGCCGAGCGCGTGCTGGCGCTCGCTTACGGGATCTATGGCCGGAACCTGGCGGTGCGGCGCGTCGATCACCCAGCGCACACCAAATTGCTCATCTGCTTGCGCCTCGAAGGACCAATGCCGGCGTCGTTCAACGTCGACGTCGTGCAGAGCGACGGCGCGCATGGCCAGATCCAGTTTCTCGGGCCTGGTCGATATTTCAACATGCATGGCGTCCACCCCAAGCGCCTCAAGCCATACATCTGGGAGAATGACCCGGCTGACGTTCCCCTGGTGTCGGTCAGCCTGGCTGAGTTCGAAGCCTTCTGGGCCGCGATCGGACAAGATTTTGAAGTCGCCCACCGCCCCCGCCTGCATGCGTTCAACCAGGTCCAGCGTGAGCCCGAACGCTGCACGCCAGAGGAGATGGAAGCGCTCATCGAGCTGATCCCCAACGACGCGACCTTCGAGGCTTACAAAGACTTTATCGCCATGGGCGCAGCGATCTATGGCGCGAGCGCCGGCGCTGACTGGGGCCGGGTGCAATGGCTCGCCTGGTGCGATCAGGTTGACCAGCCACAGGACCGCAAGCCGGAGATCTTTTGGGATTCGATGACCCAAGCGCGCAGCGGCGCGGACGTGCTGCGCATGTTCGCCAACGTCCGCCAACCGCTCGAAATGGCCCGCCGGGACTTTGCCGACCCGCCGATCGAGGAGATCGAGCCCGAGCTGGTCGCCCAGGCGGATCAGGATGCCGAAACGGCAAAGATAACGCTCAACGACTGGTGTCTGGTCGGAGGGGCCGAATTTTATGCAATCAAACATCCAGGCGCGCCCTTAACCCCAACCGCTTTCGGCATGGTTCATGCGCGATATGAGAAGGCGCTCAAGCGCGCGCTGGGTGGTGACAAGCGCCTCTCCCTCGCCAAGCTGTTCGCTCGCAGGAGTGCAAACATGGTCGACGCCGTTGTCCACGAGCCCGGCAAGCCGCGCTTCATCGAGCGCGAAGGCCAACGTTTTCTCAACCTCTGGAGCCCGCCGCCGCGACCGCATTACGGTCAGCCGATCGACCTCAAGGTGATCGCTTTCTACCGCGACCTGGTCGAGTTCGTTCTCGGGTCGGTCGAAGAGACTGACTTGTGGTTCAAGTGGCATGCCTGGCTGTTGCAGAACCCCGACAAGGCCCCCGGCTGGCATTGGATCGTGCAGACCGGCCAGGGCCGCGGCAAGGATTTCATCCTGCGGCCGATCGGGCTCGCGCATGGCGACGACTATACCCCGATCCACCCCAAGGATCTGTCAGCCCCCTACAACGATTATGCGGAGAAACATTTAATCTCGGCCAGCGAAATGAAGGAGCGGGGCCGTGATGACGCTTACGTGATGCTGAAGGCGATCACCTCCGGCACGCCGCAGGTTCCGATTCGCATCCCCTACCGCAAGCGCTACCTGGCCGCAAACGTCGCCGCCTTCGTCGTCTTTTCCAACGAAGAACACCCGCTGAAGATCGATCACGACGATCGTCGGCTGCATGTCGTGTCAAACTTCAGCGCCGAGCGCCGATCGCCGGAATACTACTCGCAGGCGCTCCGGCTCCTGAACGAGCACTGGGCGATGATCGGCGAGCATCTCCTGACCCTGCCGTTAACCGACGCCGACCTCGATATCCTGACCGGCAACGCCCCTCGCAGCGACGCCAAAACGGAGATGGCCGAGCAGATCGCCGAGCGCACCATCCTCGACATCATCGGCGAAATCGAGAGCGACAAGCCGCCGCCGAACTACCTGCCGGTCGCCACCACCGGCGATGTGCTCGACTGGCTCAAGCGCGAGCATCTCCGACCGCACGAGCTGCCAAGCCGGCAGGAGCTGCCGAGCCTGCTTTACCGGCTGGGCGCGCGACCCCTCAACCCAAACCGCGCCAACCCAAAGCGGGCCGAGCCCATTGGAGGGTCACGCTTATGGCGGCTGGCCAAAACCTGGGTCGAGCAGGGGCGCGAGTGGAACCTTGAATCCATCGCCCCCGCCCGCCTGGCTAAACTCTATGACGATCGCGCCATGCCGCCGGCGACCAAAGGCGATTTCAAGGTCATCGACGAAGGCGAAGTCTGATGCACGGCTCTCGCATTTGCGGCCTGGTTGAGCCCGTGCGGGCGGAGATCCTGCGGGTCGGCGGCGTCGTCAATCGTCAACGGACTGGCCGGCATGTCGTCATCTATTGGTCGATCGCCGGCCGCAAATGCATCACCGTCGTGCCCCGCAGCACCGTGAACTATCACGCGCTCGGAAACCTACTTTCGCACGTTCGCAAAAGCGCCAGGAGCGCCCCATGAACCGTCCCGAGATCAAGCGCGTCGGCTACACCATCAGCGAAGTGGCGGAGATGACTGGCCGCAATCGCACCACCATCCATCGCTGGCTGGAGCGCGGCGTGCTGCGCGCCATTCAGGTGCCTGGCGGCAAGCGCCTGGTGCAGGCGGCTTCGCTCGATAAACTCATCAAAGGAGGTTCGGCATGAGCAAGAGATTGATCTCGATCGAAGACGCCGCCGCGATCGGCATAAAGCGCCTGCGCAAACCCGTCTGGGCCAATCCGCTCGACCATCTGAAGATCGACATCATCGACGACAAGCCGGGGCCGTGGCTGCATCTCTGGTGCCCATTCAACAAGGAATGCAACGGTCGCGATCCGGTCAGCGTGCTCGCTTTCCTCAAATGGGATCTCAGCGTCCCTGAGTTCGAGCTTTACGACGGACCGCTGCCCGACTCGGAAGAGTACCAAAACGCGGTCGCGCGCTTCGAGGGCGTTCTCGCTTCGCCTGGTGCAGGCGCGCTCGACCGGCTGGTCAACAGTGAGGTGCGAGGAGAGCAAAAATGACGAACGACGATGAACGAGAATTTGAGGTTCACCACGTTATAGGTCTTCAGGCCAGTTCGTTTCGGGGCTGGCGCAAGGGTCTCACTCAGCGACCCTGCGGGCAGTGCAGCACGATGGTCGTGCTCAATGAGGCTTCCCGCGACCTTTTGCGACACCACCGCCCTAAACCCCAAGTGCTGTGTCATGTGTGCGCCTGGGAAAAAGCGCCCAAAAATGAAGATGGCTCACGAGAGTTTTATCACGGCATCCGTCTGGGGGGATAAGCCGGGTGGATAGCCCCAAACCCATGCAACATCAGCCGCCTTTTTGGGCGGCTTTTCAATGTCTTAGCCACACATACTGACGCCATCGCCCATGGCGTTCTAGGGTTGGGTGTAGGCTTTGATATGCCTACGCTTTTCGGCCAAGCCATTGAAATATCTGACCACAAGCCGGGGTTGGGTGTTGCGCGACGTTGCACAACGCGCTATATGGTGGCTTCCCCCAGGTGGGTAGGATAGGTGGATAGGATGCTCAAAGAACACGATGTGATGAAACTGCCGGAAGGCAAGCACTGCTTCGGCGACTACCTCTGGCTCTCGGTCAAAGGCGCGAGCCGCTCGTGGGTCGTGCGGTTGCCGGCGGTGAACGGCAAGCGCCGCGAGGCCGGCTTAGGTTCGGCCGCCAAAGTGTCGCTGGCGCTCGCCCGCAAGGGCCGCGACGCCCTCATCGAACAGTTGCGCAACGGCGTTGACCCGGTCGCCGAGCGACAGGAGGCCAAGGAGGCTGCGGCCAAGCGTAAGACGTTCGCGGAAGCCGCCGAGGCGGTGATCGAGAAGAACCGGCAGGGGTGGAAGATCTCGCTTGAGGGCCGATGCTCGACGCTCGACCAATGGCGTCGCGACGTCGAGGTGACCTGCAAGCCGATCGCGCACAAGCTCCTCGACGAGATTGCCATCGCCGACATCAAGGGCGTGCTGCAGCCGTACTGGGATCGCGGCCAGCTCGACAGTGCTTCAAGTCTGCGTAAACGGATTGAAGCGGTGCTCGACTACGCGACCGCGCATGGCTGGCGCGCCGGCGACAATCCGGCGTCGTGGAACATCTTCAAACATCTGTGGCCGGGCGAGAAGGTCCAGGACGTGCATCACGCCGCCTTGCCCTGGCGCGACGCGCCGGCGTTCATGGCTCGCCTGCGCCAGTCGGGTGCGACGAGCGCTCGCCTGCTTGAGTTCATCATGCTGACCGCCGTCCGCTCGAACGAGGCGCGCGGCGCGACCTGGTCAGAGATCGACCTGGAGGCTCGCGTGTGGACGATCCCGGCGGCGCGGATGAAGATGCACCGCGACCACGACGTGCCCCTCTGTGACCAGGCTGTCGCCCTCCTGCGCCGGATGGAAACGGAGAAGATCGTCGAGAAGATTGACAGCCCGTTCGTGTTCGTCGGCGGTCGCGGCGCGGACGCCAAGGCGGCCGGCAAGCCGATGCGCAACGCCAGCCTTTGGATGCTGATGCAGCGCGCCGGCGGCGAGGCGACCACGCATGGCTTCCGCTCGACCTTCCGCGATTGGTGCGGCGAGAACGGCGTCGATCGCGAACTGGCCGAGCGCTGCATCGCCCACAAGGTCGGCAGCGACGCCGAGAACGCTTACGCCCGATCGAGCCTGATCGCCCGTCGCCGGCCGATCATGGAAGCCTGGGGCGCATTCGTCGACGGCGCTCGTGACAACGTGCTGCCGTTCGAAAGGCGGGCGGCATGAACGCTCGCTGGCCCGCCGACAAAGTCCCTGGCGCACGCCAGGGGCTGACCGAAAGCGAAGCCGCCAAGCTGGAGCAGTTCCAGCGACGGCCCTTCGCGCTCAACAAACGCGAGCGCGATCAACTGACCAAGCTGCTTCGAAAAGCAAATACCGAAACCACCCTGGGGAAAGATTAAGAATCCCCACAATTTTTTCTGGAGCGTTCGATGAAGCTCACCAAACAACTCGCCCTGGAGCTTGCCGACACGATCGAGCTGAGCGCGCTCGAAGCGCACGAGGAACTGCACCCCAACGACGTGCGCGCAATCGCCGAGGGGCTCTACGAGGGGCAGCTCGACAGCTTCCAGTTCAGCATGCTGACCGACTGGGCCTACAAGATCGCCGACGCGCGTTTAGGCTGGCGTCGTCGGCGAACCCCCGCCAGCAAACTTCTGGTTCTGTAACTGCTGCCACCAGTCTTGGAAGCCCGGTGATGACGCAATCGACGCTTGCGGTCCTGGCGCTGCCGGCGTCTCCTGACCATTCTGCTGCATCGCCGCCGGCAGAGCCACCGCACCCGCCGCTCCTGGCACTGCGAGGAGCGGCCATTTCCCCTGCCAGAATCCCTGCACGACCTCTTGCGGGCTTTTGCCCATCCGATAAGCCGTGTTCTTAATTCGGTCCTGGTACATATCCAGGAAAGTTTTTGATGGGTCGGTGTCGACCCCGGTCAGCTCGGCGTTGCCCACCCACCCGGAAGCCTGCGCCTGACCCGGAGCCATGCCCGCCTCCTTGGCCAGGCTCTGGTAGTAATCCTCCAGCGGCGCATATTCGTTTTTCAACGGCATGTCGGTCCAATAGATCGGCCGCTTGAGCGCCTCCTCCATCGTGAGGTTGCCGGCGTTGAACTCATCCTGCGGCCGAAACTTCGTCTTGTCCGGCATCGTCACCTGGGTCGCCAGCCAGCGCGGGTCTTCCGTCATCATGCCCGGCGCGCGAATCGCGTGCCGGTCCATCGCCACCGGGGTCAAATTGCCTTCGAGATTCGCGCCGTAGGATGGCGTCTTGGCGACGTCGCCCTCGCCCCACGTCCCGCCCAGGATCGCATTGACCGCCTTCTGGTGCCCCGTGTTGGCAAGCCCGCCGTGGTAAGGGTCGGGCGGGGATGAACCGACCTCGACCGGCCCCATGTCGTTCTTGTCGCGGTAGTAATAATAGCTCGCCTCGCGCAAATTGGTCGGCACCGCGTTGAGTGAGCTGGTGCCGGCGTTGTAGTCGATGAAGCGCTTGAAAGCGTCGCGCCCGGCCTGCTCCGACCCGAGCGCGTCGATCGCATCCTGGATCGCTGGCTGAGTGTTGTGCCAGGACATGCCAATGTCCTTGCCTTGCTGGATCGAGTCGAGCATCCGCTGGCGCACGGCGGCGTTGGAGATCAGATCCGCCACCCGATCGGACGGACCTTTGGGAGGTTCATAGCGCGGCAGCTCAACCTGCGGGACGCTCGTAGGGACGGTCGCCAGGCTGGGGTCTTTGGTGTCGTAGATGTCGGGGATCGTGACATGCGGCGGCGGCTCCATCGGCACCCCCTTAACCGGGCCGCCTTCCCAGGCTTGCGTGTTCGGGTTCCAGGTGACGTTCGGCAGATCCTTGGGCGGCTTGGCGCGCTTGGCGATCGTGCTGGCGACGGTTTCAGTTTCCGGCAGGAGCTTCGCGCCGGCGGCGGCGATCGGCACCGCGGCTGCGGCGCTCGGCCCCACATGCTCGGTCGGCATGTCGAGCCTCGCGGTGATGTCGCGGCCGAACTGATTGGCGCTCGCTTGCGTCTCGGGGGTCGACGCTGACCCGCCGGGCGACAAAAAGTCGAGCGGGCCGTGACTGGCGGCGTAAGCGGCTGCATTGCCGACGCCCTGCGTGGCGAGATTGGTAAGGCCGCCGACGACCTCCAGCGGGTTGACCGGAAACATCGTGTCGAGAAAGCTTCGGCTGGACGGCGGCATGGGGCGATTAGGCACCGAAAGCTCCTCCACTGAACAGCGTTGGCATGGTCTGGCCAGGTCCAGCCGAACCGCCGACAAAAGTCTGACCGCCAATCTTAACTTTGTTCTGCGCCGCGAGCGGTGCAGCCCACGACGGCGGCCGAGGCATGTACCCATAATAGTGGGTCGCGCCGCCAGTCGGGTCAGGGATCAGACCATTGTAAACCTTGTCGACGATGTCGCCGATGTTGCTGTAGGCGCTGGACAGCGCCGGATTTGGGTCGTTCGGGGAAAGGTGCTGGGCGATGGGATTGCTTTCAGGCACGCCCGGAGGGTTCCAAGGCGAGAACTCGTGAAAGCCACGTGCGGCGTCGCGAGGGTTTGGGACTGGCGCGGTGACGATGTTGGCGATGGTGTTGGGGGCCGCACCGCTATAGCCGCCAGCACGAAGCCGGTTGAGGATGGCGGCGGCGACACCGGCCTGACCTTGCGGGGGCTCTCTGCTGGCTTCGCCGTAGACGGTCCTAATCAGCGCCTCACGATCGGCTGGAGTGAGCGGCAGGCCGCCAGCGCTCGATGGCGTCGCCTCCGGTGGCGGGTAAAAGCCGTTGAGCAGATCAGGATCAGCCAACCGGTGACCCCCCGCCCCCGCCGCCACCCTGGAAGAGCCTGGCCAGGATCGCCCTCAGATCCGTTGGCGGACCGGCCTGGGGCGCTTGCAGCGCGCCCATAGGCGGAAGCGGCCCGGCGTTGACTGCGCCGCCTGGGGGCATCGCAGGCCGATTGATGGGCGGCGGCGGAGGCGGAGCGCGCATGCCGTTAAGCTGCGGCAGCGCTCTCGGCGAGCCTATGCCCAACCCGCCGCCAGGCGGCGCTGACTTTGCTGCGAGCGTGTCAGCGACCGAGAGGTGACCGCTATTTCGGGGGGTGCGTTGAGTCGCCATCAGATCATCCTGTCCGTGTCGCCGGGAAGAGAAGGTTAATCAGGTTTTGCGCCGACGCCAGCATCGAGCCTGGGATCTGCGGGACTTGGTTAGGCGGCTGCAGTGTGAGCGGCGCTGAAGCTTGAGGCCCAGTCGTAGTCTTGTCGTCAATCCTGATACGCCCGCCGCCACCGCCGCCAAGAGATATCGACGCAGCTCCGTCCGGCGCGCCGCTTGGCCTATCATTCCAAGCATTGCGCAGCGTTGGCGCTGGCGCAGGCGCAGGGGCGGGCTCCGGCCGAACTGGCGGCGTCGGCGTCTGATCGAGCGGCACCCGCTGGGTGAGATCCGGCACCGGCTGCGCAGGCGCAGGCGCAGCCGGTGCGGACGCCGGCGGGGTCGCTGGAGTCGACCCGCCGAACAGATTGCCCCAATTCGCCGCGGTGGTGAGCTGGGGGTTGCGGCCGGTGCCGGCGGTCATGCCGGAGATGACCGAATATTTGTCGCTTCCCGGCCCTACGAAGCCCGCTGACGGGTTTGCCGCGCCTCCAGGTATTGGGGAGGCTCCAGCCGGCGCTGTGGCCGCCACGGGCTGCGCTGCGGGCGCTGGCGCGTTCGGGTTAGGCTCCTCCGCCGCCGGCGGCAGCGAAGGCCCGAAAGTTTTCCGCGCATCGGCTGCATCAGGCGCGCTGTAGGCGCTCCAGACTTTCGGCCAATCCCCCGACGCTTTCGCCGCCTTCAGCGCTGCAAGCATCGCCGGCGATCTCTCGAGCGGCAGCTCCGGCAATTGCCAATGATTGAACTCGGCCGAGTCGCCGATCCCATAAGGGTTGTGCAGGCCGTTCTGCTCGGCAATCTGCGCCCACCGCTGGGTGATTCGACCGTTCGGACCGTCAAGCCCGCCAATGTCGCTGGCGAGCCCGTAGCTGTGCGACGAATTGCCGCCGGCGTCGTACTTCGAGCCGGTCTGGCCCTCTTCACGAAAGCCCGACGACACGGTGACCGGCAAGCCTTCGGAACGCGCCTGCTTGATCGCGCTCGCCAGCCGAATCGCAAAAGCCGGATTCATATTGGCGGTGTCGCCGGGTCGGGTCGGGTGCGCGCTGAGCGAAGCGAGAAACTGCCGCGCCGCCTGGGTGTCGGCGTCCGACGTCACGGTCGAAGGGCCGACGATCGCGGTGCCGGCGGTGTTCGCGGCGGTGAGCGGCAAGCGATAAAAAATCTGACTGCCGATCATTTGACCGTTCTGGCCGGTCGCCCAATCTGGGCTTTGACCATTCGGCATCCCCTTCGGCGCGTAATAGTGGGTCGCGCCGCCAGTATTGTCGGGGAGCTGGCCAGCGAAAACCTGCTGCGCCACCATAGCCGCGCGCTGATAGTTCGGGTCGGTGGTCGGAATTGCCCGCACCCGAGGGGCGTTCTTGTTGCCGGGGTTCCACACCGCAAATTGCTTCGGGGCGTTGATCACCGGCCCGAGCCGAGTGTTAGACCCCCACGCGCCCGAATCAACCCGGTTCTTGATGACGTTGGCGACCGCCTGATAGCCCTCCGGCGACTGGTCGGCTTCGCCGAGCAGCGTGCGGACAACCATGTCAAGAGCGTCCGAGGTCAGGCCGGCCATTGCGGTTAAAGCCCCTTCCCACTATGTATTGGGTTTCGTCCAACGTTGTTCACGAGATCCCAATGCCCCGCACCGAACAAGAAGAGCGCTACTGGACCCAGTACGAAGAGGAAAAAGCCGCCCAGGCGGAGCTTGCCCCGCTGCGCGAGAAATCCATTCTTGAGCTGACCCCGGAAGAGCTTGCGCGAAAGCATGCGCTCGAAGAAAAATTGGGTCTTCTGCCCTGGCAACTTCGGGCGGCGGGGCTCAGCCCTTACCCCTGATTTCATCGTCGAAGCCCCGGCGTATATTTCAGCAGGGTGTTCGCCAGATCGGACACTGGCCCCTTCAAACTCGACACGGCGTTCGCAGCCTGCCCAACGCCCGACTGCAGCGCCGCCACCGGATCGACATAGTCCGGTCGCGCGCCTAAGCCCGCATGCTGCGCATATTGCGTCAGCAGCCCCGCGATATTGTCCGGAGTGAATTGCCGCCCGGCGACCGCGCGAATGAACGAGGGGTCGTGCAGGGCGCTGGTCAATAGCGCCGTGAACGGCAGCGCCGCGACCCCACCCGCTCCAAGCGCGCCATACCCGCCAAGCGCCGCCGCGCCGCCGGCGGCGACCGACGCCAGCGTCCTTCTAAGCCCGCCCCGCTCCATCGGTTCCGCCGTCGTCTTGGCGGCGTCGACCGCCGCCTGCAGCTTCGCGCCTGCGCCTGGCGCTTGTTGCTCGATATGATCCAGGACATTTTGGTTGACGCCCGAGCTGGCCTGTTGCGCGAACACATCCGGTCGGAAGTGCTCCATGCTCTTCGGGTGCGCCGGCTGACCCTTGGCGGCGATCGTCTCCGCTATCGCCTGATTGGGCGTCTCGGGGGTGAGACTGCTGAGCTTGGTCAGGGTCGGCATGTCGCCGCCCTTCACCGCGCTGTTCAGATTGGAGGTGATGTCGTCGGAGGTGGCGTATTTCTCCCACGGCTGCGGCGCGTTGGCGTCATCAAGCACGCCGGCGGTGTCAGCCAGATTGCGCTTGACCTGGCTATGCGCCGACCAATCCGCATCGAGCTTCTTCCAGGCTGGCCCCTGGCCGGCGTCATTGGCCGCCTGTTGCATCTGGGCGCTCATCGCGTCCTCGATCGGCGAGATGCTCCTGGCGACCGTGTCCTTCGCGCTGCGCGCGCCGCTCGACGGCTGAAACATATTGTCGACGATCGCGCCGAACGTCGAGCGCTCAGTCTTCAGCGCATTGAAGGCGATCGAACCCGTCACCGGGTCAACGTTGCTTGCGATTCGATGATAGGCGGCTTCCGCCGCGCGCCTGACCTGGTCGCCCGCATTCGGATCGGTCGCCACGCTCAAAGCCGCATCGAGCACCGGCTGCGCGCTCACTCTTCGGTTCGGATCGATCGCCGCTTCGATATTGTCCGAGCGGGTCTTCAGCTCCTGTTCATTAGCCAGGATCTTCGACCGGCTTTGGTTGGCGAGATCCGTCGCGAAATCATTAAGGCTCTCGGGGCCAGCTTCCTGCACCGGCGTCGAGCCCGGCGCGAACTGCTGCAAAGCGCTGTTGGCGGTGTCGGTGATCGCTTTCTCTTGCGCGTCGAGCGCGCCCTTCTCGCCGGTGCTGGAGAAGGGAAAGGCCGAGAAGCCGGAGCTGAGCTTGCCAAAACTCGAGTCGGGGTCGACGACCGATTTTAGCGGCGGCGCGTTGGGGCTGATGGCGCGGTTGACGTCGTAGTTCTGACCGCTCTCGTCGCCAGGTCGGCCAGCGACGATCGGCATCGCCTTGCCGCCGGCGGCCGACGTCGCGTGCCTGGCGCTCGCGCCGACAATGCCAAGCAGCGTCTGCACCGCCGGGCTATAGCCGTTGTCGCGCGCCCATTTCTGCATGTCGTCAGAGATGAACCAATCGGCGGCGTTGCCCAGCTCTGATCGACCGGCGGTCATCAGCTTGTTGAACACCCCCGGCGCTTCTTTGAGGCGGGTGATTTGGTTGCCGGTCGGGATCAGCCACGGCGTGACCGCTTCCGCCGTCTTCGCCCATTGCGGAGCGTCGTCACCCAGCTCAAGCGGCGCGCCATGCAGCTTGCCAATGTCCTTGATAATTTCTTCGCTTGGCGTCCACACCGAGTGCGGCTGGGTAGCCGGCGCTTCTTTCACCAACGACGGGTCGCTGGACGAAGCTTCGGTCATGCCGATATTCGCCGCGCTTGGCGAACCGAACCCCTGCACGACATTCGCCAGGAGATCCGGAATAGCGCTCAACACGCGAATACCGCTGAGCGCGCCGACCTGCGCCCCCGTGGCGATGTTCTTTGCCGCCGGCGTCGACCGCCAGTCGGGCGGCGTGGTGTCGACTTGTTCAAGCCAATCGCCGCTCGCCCCCGCCGCCGGCGTTTTCGGCGGCGTCGTGTTGACCTGGTCAAGCCAGTCGGGCATCAGAAGCCTCCGGCCTCAAGGTCGACGCCATTCGCCTTGCCAGCGTCGATGATGCGCTGCCGCACTGTCGGATCACCGCCTGCCTGTTGCAGTTTCACCCGCGCGCGCTGAACGGTTTGCGGGTCCGCCGGCGTCAATTTCGGCGTAGGCGCGGGTGCGGTAGTCGTCGGAGCCGGCGGGTTGGTTGTCGTGTCCGGCGCGCCTTTCTTGATGTCGAGCCCGGCGCGCGCATAAGCATTGCCCTCTGCGATGGCGTTTGCGCGCTTCTGCTCCTGATATTTGATGTAATTATCGCGTGTCGGATTCTTCGTGTACTCGAACGCCGCGGCACCGTCTTTGGCCTGCCGATCGATCGATGTCTGCAGCGCTTCGAGGCTGCTGCGGAACCGTTCGGGCTCAGCCTTCGGGTCCGGGAATTGCCCCATGATCTGGTCGATGCCGCCTCTGAACATCGGCTGACCCTGGCTGTCGCGCAGGTTAACCACCATGCCGGCGAACAGTTTCTGGATCTCGTTTCTGGCGTCGCCCGTCGAGCCAAAGCGACTAAAGTCAATGCCGGTCGCTTCCGACAGGCGGTGTTTGATTTCATCGGTGAGGATGCCGGCCGGGTCAGTGTTCGGCGCGACATAGCGATCGTAGACCGCCAAAACTTTTTGCATCTTGCCAAGGTTGCCGATAGCGGCGTTGCCCTCCGCCGCGTCGCGCCCCGCTTCAGCCGGGTTCGCCGCGCTTTCCGTTCTGGCGACGCCCTCGTCGTAGACCGAGCCGCCGCTGATCGTCGGACCGCCGCCAGGCTGGCCGGTGACGTTGATCGTCTGGCCTGGACTGAGCGGCGTGGTGGCGCGCGTCCGCACTGCGCCTGGCGTCGCGCCCGCGCCGACCAGCGGCGTCTGGAAGACATCGGTCGAAGTCTGCAGCGCCGCCGGCGACATGCGCCCGTTGAGCACTTCGTTGGCAATATATTTCTGCTCCGGCGTGAAGCCCGACTCGTCGATGCGCGAGATCCGACCGCCAGGCCCCGGCGTCGCCGAGGGCGGCTTCGACAGCGACGCCACGGTGCCCGCCACGCTCGGCTGACCAGGGTCGGTCGCGTTCATGTTAAGCGTGCGCGTCAACCCCGGCACGGAGTTCGCCGCCGCCTCGCCCGTCCCGAGCTTCTCGTAAGCCTCCTGATTGGCGATGTCCGCGCCTTGGGTCTCTTGATAAAGCAGAGCCGCCTTAGCCGCGGCTTCAGGCCCAACCTGCTGCGCGATGCCGCCCAGGATGTTGCCGAGCGCGCTTGAGGTCGCGCCGCCATCGTTCACATAGATCCCAGGAATCGGCGTTACTCCATTAGAAGGCGGTCTTCATGCTGCTAGCGAGGCTCTTGCCCGCGGCGCTGTTCGAAAAAGCGCTGCCGGCGATATTGCCCAACTGGCCGGCGATCGTGCCGGCGATGTTCGAACCTTGCGCATATTGCACTGGCTGAATCGCCTGGGTGACCCCGAGCGTCTTGGTGGTGCCGGAGCGCAGATCGTTGGCGAGATTGATCCCCTCCGCCGAATCGGCCAACGCCGAGCTGGCGGCCGAGCCCATGCCCTGATAGCCGCCACCGTAGGAGGTGATGCCCGCCAGCGCCTTGATGCGACCCTGCGCCTCCCTGGCGGCGCTGGTGACCCGGCTCGCCATGTCCGAGCTGACCGATGTGTCGGCCGGCGTGCCGCCAAGCAGGGTGATGTTGGAATTAGCGTTGGCCGGCGAGCCCGCCAGCATCTGGCTATTGAGGTCGGTCGCCGCCCCCTGCTGCACCGCTGTCTGGTTGGCCGGCCCAAGCGCCGTCTCCGCGGTGCCAAGCGAAGCCGTCGCCTTCTGCCGCTGCACTTCGTCGGCCGCCGCCGCCTTTGCCGCCGCCGCGCGTTGGGTCGCGACCCAATCCTCGTTAGCCTGCTTCTGAGCGTTCAGGGTGTCTTGCTGACCCATATAGTTAACGCCGGCGGCGACGGCCGAACCAGCGAGAGCGATGGCGCTGAGCGGGTCGCACATTTGATTAGCTCGTATATGTCTTGCCGGACGACAAGCTGGCCGACGCTGGCGTCGGGCTAGTCGGCGGGACGTTAAACGGCGAATTGTAAGTCTGGCCTGGATACATCATTCCATTGATGGCGCTGCCGACTGTGGTCAAAGCCGGCGTGAACAAAGCCGCCGCCGGCGTCAGGTTCGGGTCTTGCAATCGCGAAGCCGCGGCGCTCGATTGCGCCAGGTTCGCGGTCAGCGTCGGATCTTCCGTCGAATAGAGTTGATTGATCAGCGCTTGCTTGTTCGACTGGATCTGGCTCTTGAGATTGCCTTCCTGGGTGTTGGCGTTGGCGACGATATTCGCCTTCTGCAAAGCGTCGTTGTAGGCCAGCTCGCCCTGCTTGTCGGCCGCAGTCGACGATTGCAACGTGCCAGCGCGCGCCAGGCTGTACTTCAGATCGCGCTGAGCTGCGTCATATTGGCGCTGCTCGTCCGGCTGGTAGTAGTCAAGCACCTTTTGCTTGTAAGCGTTGTAGAAAGCATCGTCGAAACCGCCGGTCCTCTGGCCGGTGTCGTATTGCGATGTGATGCTGAGCGGATCGCCCTGCTTGGTGATCTTGCCGCTCGCGTCTTGGAGGCCCCAGGTCATGGCGTTCGCGGGCGCTCCCGCTGCGCCAGCAGTCGACCCGACGCTCGACACCGGAGAGGCATAGCGCCCAGTGTTGTATTGCCCAGCGGCCTGCGGTGAACTCGGAATAGACGCGGCGCTGGGCCGCCCACCAGGCGCTGCAGTCGTAGTTGGCGCGGCCGGAACCCGCACCGCCGTATAGCCAGCCGGCATGCCGCTGGCCGGCATCAACCCCGCGCCCGGCGTGAAGGTCGACCAGTCGTAATTGCTGGTCTTGGTGCCCATCACCGGCGCGCCATTGAAAATTTGGTCGATCAGCGTCTGACCCTGCGTCAGCCGCGCCTGACGGGCGGCCTCTTTCGCATCGGCTTCGGCCGCCTGCTGCTTCTCGAAATCAACCGCGGCGCTATTGGTGGGAGCTGAACCGGACATCAGAGCGCTTTCGAAAATGCGCCGCCCATCGGCGTAAACCCAAACTCTCGAAACAGATGGCAGAGCGATTGACCGCCGATCGAGGTCGGCGCGACGGTGGCGAAGAACGCACACGCGCCTTCCGCCTTGGCGAGATCAGCCGCGAGCCAGACAAGCTTTCGACCGACTGCGCCATGCCGGTATGCGGGGCGAACGTAAATGCTCCACAACACCGCGATCGGCGCGACGGTGAAGACGTGCATCATCGTCCATGAGATCCAGCCGACAAACTCGCCGGCGACCTCGCCGATCAGAAACGGCGTATCGCCTTGGGCCAGGAGCCGCTTCGTTTCGCGCACCGCGCGCTCGAGGTCGAACGTCGAAAACGTCGCGAACCCGCCTTCAGTGAAATGGTCTTCACCATACTGGGTCAGCAACGGCTCGACGTCGTCGGCCTTGCCGAGACGAAAGGCTAAGTTGTCAATGACGTCGTGGCGCATCGCCCGTCACCCGCGCACAAAGAACGAAATCTTCGCGCCCCTGGCCGAATTGGGCGGTAACGGCCTCCTGCTTGAACCCCAGCATTCTAAGCCAGCGGATCGAAGCAGTGTTGGACGCCATGGCGCGACATTCGATGCGATGCACGCCACGGGCGTCGAGCGTCGGCAGAATATGCTGCTTCATCGCCCGCGTCACCTCGATCACCACCTCGTCCCAGCGGCTGGTGCCCCACATCCAGCCAGAGCCCATGCCAGGCCAGATCGGGACGAAGCCGCCAACCGCCGCGGGCTCGGCGTCGCGCTCGGTGCGCGCCTCCCATTTCGGCCCTGGAATCCCGGCGATCAATTTGGCGGTCGCTTCCGCGCTGCCCTGGTAGATCGTCGCGCGTACTTCCGCTTCGTCGGCGTCACGCAAATTGCCGACCACAAACTCGAGCCCGTAGGGAGTCAGACCGCCAATCAATCGGTGCTCCCATCGTCAAAGATCAGGGTGACCTGGCCAAGCCTGGCGCGCGTAGGGTCGGTCGATCGGAAGCGCAGCGAAATGTGGGTGCTCTGTTCCGGCATCGTCATGGTCGGGTTGACAAACGTCGAACCGGTGAAGGTGGCGACCGTTTCTTCAGTCGCCTGATTGTTCGGGTCGCAGCCGACCGACAAAGTCCAGGTTCCCTCCGCGCCGACGTCAAACGAGTGAAAAAGCTTGTTCTTCGACGGACTGTCGCAATTGAGCGCCGGCGTAATCACTTCGGCTTCGGTCGCGTCGTAAGCGGCCAGAACGTCGCTGCCGTACAAATAAAGCCAACCGTCGTCACCGCGCAGGACCACCCATGGGTCGGCGACGCAAGCATCGACAAAATGAAACGGCGCGTCGAACATGCTCCAGGCGGTGATCGCCGGCTCCTGGAAGGTCGACAGCATGTAGATCCGATCGTACAGCACCACCATCACCCGACCCGAGCGCGGCTGGATCAGAGTGCGCGCGCCAGCGAACCAGGCCGCGCCGTTCTGGATGATCAATTGCCGAAAGATCTCATCAATTGGCGTGCCGATGTCGGTCGTGCCGGCGGTCAGCGAAATGTTCTGCACTTTCAGCGAACGCACGCCATGCGACGAGACATAGAGCACGTCCTGGCCAAACTGCACGAGCCCCTGCGCCGCGAGCAGCCCGGTCGAGCGCAGGAGCTGGACAAATTGATTGAGGGCAGGGTCGGGGTCGAGCTTCCAAATTTGGGTCGACAGAGTCGAAAAGATCGCCATGTTGCCGAGATAAACTTCAAGCCCAATGAGTTGGGTTGAATCGGCGTCTTGGGCCGAGAGATCAATATAGCCGGAGCCGTCGTTGGTGGTGCCGCCTGGCGGCGTCCATTTGGTCGGGTCGTTGATCGCCGAGAAGCGCAGCAATCGACCGTCGACACCATACATTTTCGAACCGAACGTGCGAACCGACGAAGCCGTCGCCATGGCGTCGGTAACCAAAACCTGATTGTAGTAGTGGTAGTAGCGACCATCGCTGCCGGCCATGACAATGTAAAATTGACCGTTGAACAGATCCCAGTCAGCGACACGGGTCATGCCAACCGGGAACGGCAGCGAGATCACGCCCGGCGTGCAATTCGGCGAAGGCCCGACTGGATTCCAATCGGTGATCCCGGAGGGGCCGTTGACAATGACAAAAATCTCACCGTTGCGCGACACCACACCATAGCTGGGAGCTGTCGGCTGCGCCGTTCCCCACTGCAGGAAAATAGTGCGCTTCTCGATCTCCGCCCCGGCGCTGATGATGCAATTGCGCAGCACTCGCAACGAGCCGGCGGGGGCGGTGGCGTAGCTTTTGCGGAGATCCAGCCCGCTCTTGAAATCCTGGATCTGATAGACGGGCAAGGCTCACGGCCCCGGAATGTAATCGAGGTAGGGGGTCGCGCCGCTCTGGTAAGTCGGCTGGGCGCGCTGGCCCTGGCCCATCGCCGAAATGTCGCGCTTGTTCGCGCCCGAGCGCCCGAGCAGGCGGCGAATATAGGATTGCGCCTTCTGCCCCTTGAGCGTCGCCACTTCGCTCTTCTGCGCCCCGAGCAGCTCGGCCGCGGCGGTGAGCACGATCGCGGTCGAATCAATCATGCATTTGTCGGCGTCAACCTTGAGCGGATTGAGCGGCGCTTGCCCGTTCCAGCGCATGTGCGACAGCATGGTCGGGATCGGCCAGATTTGCGCCTGGCCGGCGAAATTGGTCAGCCCGCTGGCGTTGTCGACGGTGACCACATTGCGCCATCGCACCGGCGGATAGGACGCCAGCGTCTCATTGATCCAATCCTCGAACCCATAGCGCAACTGAATCCACGGCTGCTGGCTCGAAGGGTTATAATTGCGCCACAGGCCGACCACGTTCTCAAACGGCATCGTCGGATCGAAGTCGATGTATTGAGTGTTCGCCGGCCAATCGAAATCGATCCGGTAGGTCAGATGCGGCCAAACGTATTGGTTCCACAATTCGCGCTGGGTGCGCTCCAGAATGACGTTCTGCATGTCGACGGCGGAGAGGCCGTGCGCCGGCAAAAGGCTCGAATAGATTTCGGCCCTTAGCTCGTAGCGCAGATCCGACAGCGCGACGCCCAGCGGCATGTCATACCTCTGCCGGTTGCGAGCGCTTCGCCTTCGCCGGCGCGACCGGCGGCAGCGGCAATTGCTCCTGCTCCGGCTCCGATCGCTTGATGTCAGCGACCAATTTGCGCTCGGGGCGCTTGATCGCGATCGGCTCCTTGTCGCCGGGGAACTCCATGTCCATCATCGGCCGCGAGCCGGGGTAGCAAATGTTGACCGCTTCAGCTCCATAGAGCCCGAGCAGGCGCATCTTCTCCGCTTGGCTGGTCACCGATTCCGAGCCGACATATTCGCAGTCGAAAACGTTGTCCTCGCCATGCAGATGCTGCAGCACCCGGATCTCCGGCCAACTGACCGGCACGTCGGGGCCTCGATACAAAACATTGTTCGAGTCGCCGCCGAGCGCGATCTTGCATGCGACATAATCCATTCGTGTTCCTCCAAGTGTAGGGCGTCGTGCGTACCGACGCCCTACACTCTGATCGCTATTTGATCTCAATCACAAGGGAGGAGTTGCGCTGAGTAGCGACCATCTGCCCGGTTGACGTGATCGACTTGTAGAGGACGAACTGATTCGCCGGCCGTGACGGCGTGTGGTCCTTCCGCCATTCGTCGGTCATCTGCACCAGGAAGATCTTCTTCGGGTCGAACCAATAGCAACGCTTCGATAAGCCGAGATCGTCGAGGCTCGGGTCGTACTGGAAGGTCGTGCCCATGTACTTCAATTCGCCGACCGAAACGTCGCGCGAATTGGAGAAGCCTTGCATCGAGTAATTGCCGTTCGCCCTGACCTCGATCTCCATCGCGCCGAGAAAGTCGGAGCCGCACAGCGCCATCGTCGGCTTGCCGCCATAGCGGATGAGCTGGCGATATTCGCTCTGCAGCATCGTAATCAGCGCGCCGCCATTGGTCGGATCGGACTGGATCGAATCCCCACCATGCACCGCCAACCCCGGCGTGCCGGTGACCTTGAGGCCAAACGCCGTGGTGCGAGCACGGTTGCGCCACCAGGCATTGTTGGCCAGCGATTGATCGAGGCCGCCGACCGTGCCGATCGAGGGGTCTTGCGAGATCAAGAAGCGCATGCCGGCCAGCGCCTTGGCGTCGGTGGTGCCGTCGCCCCAGAGCAGACCATTCATGCCGCGCGCATATTGCTCGCCCAGCTCGAAGAGTTTGTCTTGGAATAAGTTGACCAAGACAGTTTCGTCGCGCTCGCTGTGCTCGGTGGTGTTCTCACCATTAGTATCGACTACGCTTATACCATCCATTTTCAATTCGGTATGAGTAAGCGTCAAGCCGATATGGTGTTCTCTCCAAGGATAGTTGCCCCGAACGATATTCGCCGGAGTAAAAAATCCCACAGTATCATTGTGAGTATAGCCTTTGACGACGTCATTACCTGAGCCGTCACCGAACTGACCATGCAACGCAACCGAGATGTTGCCCTTGCCGCCAGGGAATTTCTTCGGATCAGTTTCCGCCCACTTCAGGAGCGGCTTGTCTTGCAGGGTCTGGTAGAACTCTTCCGGCCGGCTCCAGTAATAGTCGAGCGCGGCATTGGCGATATTGGTGATTTCTCCGGCTGTGAAAGCCATGACTTAAGCGCTCCGAGCGCGGGGCTCGTCAACGCGATCGCTCTATTGCGAAATGAATCGCCTCCTTGAGACTCTTCGGTTCGGTCCGAGCGCCGTTGACCCGATTGATGCTGCTCGGAACCTGATGCGTACCCCGTGGACTCGGCATGAAACGCGAAGACATCGCCTTCGCCCGCTCGTAAGCCTGTTTGGCAATCTCGACGGCTTCGGCTGGCGACCGCGGCGGCCCGCGCTCATGCACGACGGCGTGCAGCAGCTCCCTCACAACGGGTTCTGTGCGCGCGTAGTCGGGGTCGGATCGTCGAACCCCTTTTTCCCAGTCGGCGACCGCACCCGCCACTGAAGCCTGGAATTGCTGCACGGCTTCAGCGTGGTCGCGTTGAGACGTCTCCTGCGTCACCCGAGCGAGCTGCCCTTGAGCGAGTTGCTGCTGGGCTCTCACCTGGGCGGTGTACCGTGCCGCGTCCGCGGTCATATGCCCGCCCTGGACCGCCGCTTGGAGGTCAGCCGGGAGCTGTATGCCGAGGCTCTCCTGCGCCAATTTGACGTAGGGCGCGACGCCCTCCAGGAACGTCCTGAAGTCGCCACGTCGCATCGCCGCGGCCAGATCCAGCACGAGCCCGAAATCTTCCTTGGCGATGTCCGCCTGTTTCAGGAAGTTCTGCAGCGCTTGCGTCGTCTGGGCCTGAGCTTCGAGCGGCGCGATCTGGGACCGGAGGCCCTTAATCTCGGCTCGAAACTCGTCGATGCGTTTTCGCGTGCGCGGTGAGAAAGCGTCTACTTCCGCCTGGGTAAGCGGTCCTAAATCCTCTTTCGACTGCGCGCCAGGAGCTGCCGACTCTCCTGACCTTGAGACGCCACGTTCGTCGCCGGGACCAGGGTGCGCTTCCCTACGGGGAGCGGCCTTACGGACGACGTCGAGCAGCGACTCGCGGCTCTCGGCCTTTTCGCCGGGCGGGGTTGACGATTCCCTCGATACGTCGGACGAGGCTGGGGTTGAGGCAGCATCGCCTGGAGCTTCACCGCCAGCCGGCGCGGGCGTCGAAGCTGATTCATTTGCGACGATGGACGATTCGTCAGCCATTTAGTTTTTACGTCCCATGGGTTGGGGGTTGTGCCGCATTTCTGGCAAACACGCAACACCATGCAGTTTTATCTCGGCATCCATCAGCCTTCCGACGCCAAGTATCTCGACCGGGTATTCGTCAGCGTCACTCGGCTGAGCGGCCCCAAGGGCCGCAAGCGCAAGTTCACCGACCAACCCTGGATTATGGATTCAGGGGCGTTCACGACCATCGCCAGGCATGGCGGCTACCCAGAACCGCCGGCCGCCTACGCAGAACACATCCGCCGCTGGGCGGCCCCAAACCTGGTCGCCGCGGTGGCGCAAGATTTCATGTGCGAAGAGTTCATGCTGGCCAAAACCGGCCTGACGCTCGCCGACCACCAGCGACTGACAATCGAGCGTTACGACGAGCTGCGCCGAGAAGACACCGCCGGCGTCCTCATCATGCCGGTCTTGCAGGGTTATGCCCCGGACGATTACGCCCGCCACGCCCTCGCCTATGGCGACCGGCTGGCGTTAGGCGCTTATGTGGGCGTCGGCAGCGTCTGCAAACGCAACAGCCGCCCTGCGGCTATTGTGGCCGTTTTGGAGGCAATCAAACATGCGCGTCCTGATCTTCGACTGCACGGTTTTGGCCTCAAGACCACAAGCCTGGCGGTCAAAGAAATCCACGACCACCTTGAATCCGCCGACAGCATGGCTTGGTCGTTCGCCGCCCGCCGGCAAGGGCGCAACCAAAACGATTGGCGCGAAGCAGCAGCGTTCGTCACCACGATCGAAACCCTCAGTGCGTAGGCCCGGTCAACCGCCCCATGCCGGGCGTCGGCATCGCCGGGCCTGAACCCTGCGGCGGCACCGGCGGCGGGAAGCTGCCGCCTGGCCGCGGATTCTGCGGCGGGTTCTGTTCGCCGGCCGGCCCCTGCATCTGCGGCGACTTCGGCGTCGCTCCGGCCGCCGGCGTCGCCACCTGGCCGACGCCAGGCGGTCCAGCAGGCCCATGCGCCATGGTGTTCATGGCCACGATCGAAGGCAGCGGCGACTTGAAGGCTTGGGTGAGGTCGAGCTTGTCATCGAGGCGATGCAGGAGATCGCGCGCCAAGAACTCGGGGTCGATGCCAGGGATCTGCATCACCAGGGGGTAAATCTTCTGCGCGTTGGCGATCTGTTGCGCCTGGTTCGGGTTGCCCGAGCTACCGGCCTCGATCTCCAGCCAAACCTCTTCGCTGATCTGCTGCCGCGTCAGATCCGGCCAAACCGCGCCGGGGCCGACGATGCGCTTCACCGTCGCTTCGCTGACGTTCGAGAACAGGAGCTGCCCGCCATAGCGGGCCAGATGGGTCAGGAGATCGTCGAGGTCATCGACGTTCGAGTCATTGGTCGTGGTGCGCGAAGCTTCGGCAATCTGCGACTGCGTCGCCGTGTCGGAATTGGTCGGCCCCATATTGGCTTCCTGGAAGCCAACCA